TGTGAAGGAATGTACTCATTTTAGGGGCTTAAGGAATCTTATGATTTTGAGTACATGTTTGTTACTTTTTCTAAAAAATAAAATAAGTTTATAAAATTTTAAAATATGTGAAGGAATGTACTCATTTTAGGGGCTTAAGGAATCTTATGATTTTGAGTACATGTTTGTTACTTTTTCTAAAAAATAAAATAAGTTTATAAAATTTTAAAATATGTGAAGGAATGTACTCATTTCATTATTCTTATAAATATTTAAAAAAATGATGATATAACTAATTAAAAACTGTTACCCTTTTATGCAGACTGGAATTATTTCTTTTGCTAATAGAATTGTACAAAATATCAAAACAAATGAATCCAAAGATTTGATATTAAGACAATTATATTCTCTTTATAAAATACAAATTCTTCAAAAACAATACCATCGTCTTGAAGAAAATAATATCAAGCATGTGACAAATAACTTTCATTTATGTTCTTTGAGATCTAATGGTAACCCTTATTTCATTTTCTTTACACTCTATAATGATATTCCAATCATATATTTTATTGATAAAAAAATTCATCCTGGTTATCAAAAACCTCGAATTTTAATTGTAAGAGGTTTATTTTCTAAAGAACTGTTTAAAAATACTCTTATAGACGGAGAAATGGTCAAGAAAAATAATGGAAAATGGGTATTTTTGATGAATGATATCATTTCATACGAAGGAAATTATCTTTCTAATGTCCCATTAACTGAAAGACTTAAATTATTATACAAAATTTTACAATCTCAATATACTCCAGATGATGTTGTTGATGTATGTGAATACAAAGTAAAAAACTATTACTACGTTTGTAAAGAAGGCATTCAAGAACTTTTGAAACTTAATGAAAAACTTGATTATACATGCAGAGGTATATATATGTGGTCTTCAAATATGAGATATAAAAACAAATTGATGAATTTTAATGACGATTGTATAATCAATGTCGTTCGTAAAGTTAAAGATGATACTCAATTTCAATCTCTCAACGATACAGAAACAACAAACCATACATCTGTTACAAAACCCGAAATTACAACAATTAAAACAGACGTTATAAAGGTTTTCTGGATGACTAAAACAGATTGTCCAGATGTTTATGAACTTTACGATGGTGAAAAAGTAATGATATCAAACAAAATAGGAGTTGCACTGATACCTGATATTAAAACAAGTAAATCTATCAGAGAAGTTATGAAGAATAAAAACGTTTCGACGTCTGTCAAAGTTGATTGTTGCTATAGTGAAAAATTTAAAAAATGGTACCCTGTAAAAATATCTTCATAACCGGTTGAAACTTTCCATAAGTTCTATTATATCTTCTATATTACATCTATTCTCGGGATTGAATACCGACGACATCTCATACAAATCTGTATATAGCTTCTCCTCTTTTTCCGAATTGAATTGAGTTTTTGATTTCATAACATTAATAATGTAAAATGAGGCATATACATCGGTTTTTTTTGCTAAAAAAGATGTAAAAAAATCCTGAATATTTTTATGGACCATAATTGAATTACAAATTCCTCTTATACCATTATAGTATTTTGAAATATCATATTCTTCATTATGAAATTGCAACCAGTGCTTATCATAATATTTTACAATTTCTTGTCTTATAGAAGACCCTGGTTCATTCATATTAAACAAAAAGAAATCAATATCATCACATTTTAATATATTATTTTTCTTCAATAAATAATAAACAAAAAATTCAGGAGGATTGAAAGGATATTTGCTACTTAATATGAAATCGCTTTTTATCCAATTATAAACATCATCGATATGACACGATAAACCAAAATCAATTATCAACAATTTTTCACCATTATATAAAACATTAGTAGGTTTAATATCTCTATGAATTATATTACACGAGTTTATTTTTAAAAGACCTTTATAAAAGTTTAATAATAAGTTGAAAGAATGATCAAATGAAAAGTGTTTATCATACTTATGAATTGAAATTCCACCGTAACCAAATATAATTTGTTGCATTTCTATTTGGTTTAAACCACATTTTTGAACTTCTAATTCCTTCAATATATTTTCATCTTGTATTTCATCTAAATAAAAATTGGACGCACCCTTCAAACATACCGTAAATTCTTCATAATTTTCAATTTCGGTAATCTCTGATAGAATAAATAGTTCTGCTTCAAAATCTTCCAAATCATTTATTTTGTAAACTTTGCTAACATCATCATCTTGTTTATTATCATAATTAATAAACCACTGTGATTTTAACACATTTTCTATAGGAGGTGTGATAACAATACTATAGCTTCCTTTCCCAATAATTTTGTATTCTTTTGACGAAGGCATATATTTATAACACTTTTTAAGATCTTTAAATACTTGGTATATAAAATATAAAAAATATAAATATTTATGAAATATAATTTCCGTTTTTAATAAGATATTCAACATTTATATTTGCTACTGGTAATTCTTTAGATAATTTACACCCACTTCTCTCCAATTTAGGATTCTGTTCCAGCAAAATATTTTGAAACTCAACAGAACCCTTTCCGTTATTATCAATAACTTCATTTATATAACCGACATTTTCAATATTATTCGAAATATTTGAAGAAATATCGTGAACTTCTTGAGTGTTCTGGATGTTTGTATTTTCTGATTGTTTCACAACAGATGTATTTGAAAACAAAACTAACATAAACAAAAACATACAAAATATACCAATAAAATAATTCATTCTTTAATAAATCGTAATATTTTATTCATCATCTATAAATTGAACTTTTTCATCTTTTTTATCATAATGGACCTTAATTTCTTCATTATCTAAGTAATATTTCACATCATAACCATTCTTTTCGTAATATTTGATTCGTGTAAAACCTTTATTTTTAAATACCGAGAATTCATCCCATATATCAATGCATAAGGGAATATACTTTCTTTCATTTGGTTTTTCTCTCAAAATTCTACCGATCGATTGTTGAATATCAGATATAGGACTTGCGAATATAACAGTGTTCAAAGACGGAATATTCATACCTTCTGCCGCCATTTGATATGTAGCTAATATAATCTGTTTGTTACTTGATATATCAAGCTTATCTTGCGTCATACCACCAACATAATAACCAATATCCTGACTAATATCTTTATTCTGTAGTTCTGTTTCTATTTTTGTTAAATGATTTCTGCGCTCTGATAAAATTAGAAATTTCCTATCTTTTTCATTTTTCAACACATCTTTAATCAGATCAATTATAAATAACGTTCTGTTTTCAAAAGAACATATATTATTTATCATAGCGGCAACATTTGGTTTTCCATTCCATAACACTCTTTTCGCACTATAACTAATGTCTGTATCAAAATATTTATGAATTTGTACGTTGACTGTAATTTTTTCATTTTTTTGAAGTTTATAAACTGATTTTCCTATAAAATTTTCAAATACACGACGCATTCCATCCTTTCTATTTAATGTTGCACTTAAGCCTAATATAACAGGGGCATTCATTTTCTGAAACGCTCTTGAAAATACTTCAGCTCCCATATGATGAACCTCGTCTATGATAACAAATCCAAACTCTTTAAATATATCAATATTATAATCTCTCATAGCAAGTGATTGTAAAGAAGCAATTACAATATCTTTGTTTTCAACATCTACTTTGGATTGTTTTATTTTACCGATACAAGCAGATGGTACAAATTGTGAAACAGTATCCCTAAATTGTTGATTTAAGAAATCTTTGTGAGATACGAATAGTGTTTTAACTTTTAATTCACATGCAATATAAACACTCATAATAGTTTTTCCAAATCCACATGGGACTGATATAATTCCACCTCTTTTTAAAGGGTTATTTGCAGCTTCTAAGAAATTTTTGACAGGAACAAGTTGTTGATCTCTCAATTTTCCTTGAAATTTAAGATTTTCACGTTTTTGTTGATGAATTCCTAATTTATCAATTTGAGGATTTCCAAATTTTTGTAATCCATAATATCTTGGAATGTAAATAATTTTATCAGTTTCATGGTATATATTAAATGTTTTTTCTTCAACATCACCCAAAGAAAAGTTTATATTTGGTTTCATAATAAGATCTTTTTTCAAATTTTCAATTTCATCTCTATAAAATAATTTAGAAATACCATATCCATGAATTGACAATATTGTTGTCATTGAAATGAATACATACAATCAAAAAATTTCATTTTTTTATATATCTCTAATTATAGAACAAATATGTTAAAGGAAACTTTACGTATAATTGCTGTGTTATTACTTTTATTGGTTGCAATTGCTGATGATTTTCCTTTTTATAAAAAAATGAAAAATCCAATCACACAATTAGTCATTGGAATGATTTTAATAGGATTAATATTTTACGATAGTGTATTTGGATTCATAATGGGTTTGGTATTAATGTTAATATATTATGAAATATATAAGAAAATAAAAAAGATAAAAGAAAATGAATCTTCTTCTTCACAAACAAAAAAAGAACAAAATGATGCGAAACCAATTATGTTAGATTACTTAACTAATGAACATCTTATAGCAGCACAGAACAATATTGTTAAAGAAGAAAATTACAATACAGAAGTAAAAGGTGTATTGAAAGGTTTTAATAATGAAGGAATGTATAGTGCACAAGGAATTGATAAAGAAAACTTAAATAAAGCTGGGTATGATTATACTGATAAATATTTTTCATATGAATAAAATATGATAAATAATATGACCAAATGAATGTAAATTTCATAACCGTAAATATGTTTTTTCAGCGAATATGGAATAAAATTAAATAATTTTTCTAATAAACTTGTGTTATACAATAATGCAACTATTATAACTAACCCAAACACATGTTTTGCGATATTGAAATCCAAAAATGATGTACCATCATTATAATTTAGTTTTTGATCAAATTCTGGTTTTATATCTTGTGGTATTTGATGAATGATTGTTGGAGGAACAACAATAGGTTGTGTTTGAACAACCTCTTTTGTTTCATATTTTTCAAAATCTTTTAATACGTTTTCGATATCTGGATCTTCTCCAAAATTGATATTATTGACATCATTTGTTTTTAAAGGAAGACTATTTATAGGCGTAGACATTTGAATTGAATTGTTGACAGGGGGAGAAGCCATTTATATCTATTATATAATAATAACAAAAATAAATAAATAAAACGCATTCATAATTGATTTTCCACATTATCATTTGAATTATAAGGTAATAAAACATCATCTTGATTACAATCTACAATATAAGGTGTATAAACAAAACATTTTCCTTCAATTTTAAATTGTTTATCAATAAAATCATCTGGATGTGGTGCTAAATATGAAATACAATTTTTTTGACAATTGAATTTAAAAATCATAGATAAACCCATACCACAAATAAAACTAAATATCATACTACCTATTTCAGTATTGATATTGTCAAAAAATTGTTTTAAAACAGTATTTTTCATAAGAGGTATCTACAAAATATGAATATTAAATTATTGGTTGTTTTATCGCCTTTTCACTACATTTTACTTCTTTTGCATGAACTTTATAACAATCTCCGCTCAAACCTTTATACACAATGCTGCCAGAATTGTATGGTGAAGGAAATTTAATAATTTTTTGAGTCTTGGGTAATTTTAAATATAATAAAAAAACTCCAGTGATTACACCAAGAATAAAAAGTGAAAAATAAAATTGCATGTCTTTTAATAAATAATTATTTTTTATTTCTCTTTAACACATCTATTAGTTTTTGGATTTAATTTCTTACCAATGGGACATTTCACAATTTTCGTTATATAATTATATATATATTTTCTGATACTCTGTATATCTTCAATATCGTTTTTATTTGGAAATTTGTCATATTTCATATAAAACATAAAATATGATATTGTATACACTCCACAATTATCAACATCTTCTAAATTTTGTTGAGCAATATTGGGTATATCATAAACAATTTCAAAAGCTTTATTTGATAAATACGGTTGTTTACTTAATAACCAATTTCTCCAAGTATTAATATTATCAGCAACATCTGGATTTTCATGTCCATAAGGATCTAAAATAAACATTTTTTCTTTTTTAGGATCAATAATGCACGAAATCCAATGAATATTATCAATGTTGATAGGAATAAATAGAACTTTATTATTCCAATCCTTATCTAAAAATTTAAGATATCCTTCTATTAAATTATCCATATCTTCCTCATTGTTTATCATTTTTTCAAGATCAAAATAAAACTCGGCATTAAGAACAACAATTTTCTGTAACATTTTGGTATCTTTTATACTATTGTATAAAAATACGTTAAGAGAAGCACTTGTCAAAAGACTATTTAAAACAGCGTCTGCATCTTGATTATCATATGGAAATTCGTGATGATAGAATGAATAGAACTTAATTGTTTTATTTTTCTTCCAAAAGTCAACATTTTTCGAATGATCAATAGTTTCAGTATTAAAAACATTATTTTTCTTCGTATCAAAATGTTCTTCTTTAGGTTCTTCTATGAGTTCTTCTTTAGGTTCTTCTATGATTTTTTCATTGGGTTCTTCTTTGAGTTCTTCTTTAGGTTCTTCTATGATTTTTTCATTGGGTTCTTCTTTGAGTTCTTCTATAAATTCTTCTTTCGGTTCTTCTATGATTTCTTCTTTAGGTTTGATGGGTTTTTCTTTAGATTCTTTAAGATTTTTTCTGTTTTTTTTATGTGACAGAACTTTATTTATAGGTTTTTCAACATAATCAAGATTATGATTGTGCAGTAAATCATATGAAAATATATCATCAATTATGCTATAGTGAAACTTAGATTCAATAATTTTATATATATTTTCTTTGGAAGGATTTTCTTTAAATTGTGATAATAAAATTTGTTTTTGTTTCAAGAATTCTTCATATTATAATTTTGAAGGTCTCTTTTAGACTTATACTTTTCGTTATAAAACAGAATATTATCTTCAATCACTTTTTGTTTTTCTGTTAATAAATTGTCATATTTAAGAAACAAAGATTGAACAAAATCAATTGATTTATCCCCTTGTATATGTTGAAAAATACTGTAGAGTAAATCAGTAGATTTAATTTCCATACTATTTCAAAATTCTATACATACGAAATATAAAAATAATAAAAACTACTTTATATTTTTTGAATCAAAAATGCCTTTATAATACTGGTCTATATTTTCTTCACCTAATTGGTCTTCATAAAAGGTTCTCGGAACATATTGTATTTTAGTTTTTTGTAAATTAGAACTATCATGGGATTGACTGTAATACCCTTGAAGAACAAGAATTGTGCCAATAAATAAAAGGAATATTGCAAAGCTTTTCATCTTTTATATTAAAAATATAGAAAAATAATACTTATTTAAATTCATAGAACTTCGTTTTCAACATTTTGACGTTCACTCCATGGATCTGTCTTTTCCATTTGTGCAGAAATATCATCAACATCAGACTTTGTTGATGTGGATTTGATAGCTTCTTGTTTTCTTTGTTCAAAACTTCATCTTTACTTTCCATATTTTCCTTATATTTCTTCATTAAAGTATTAAGTTGTGTTTCGCCATATTCTTGATTTTCAAGATCACTTGGATTAGGAGACCAAGGACACCAGCAACCAACTTGACCAATAAAAATATCAAATTTATCATCAATTTTTTTAAGGAATTCTGATCTATTTTTAGCTTCTTCAATAGTATCAAATACACCTCTGACTTTAAGACCTCTCATAGTAGTTTGGAAATTATTATCTCTATGATAATCTGCTTCAATATCAGAAGAATTAACAGATTTGAAAAAGTTGTATTGACTATTCATTTCCTCAGGATCGAGTATATAGTTGTGATTATTTTTAATAGTTTCTATCATATCATGCGAGTCTGGAAATTTGGATTTAAGACCATCGAATAATGTGTTCATATCTTTGCCAAATTTATCAAGAAATTTTGAAAAGAAATATGATTCTTTGTTAACAATAACATCTTCGGGACTAATAAAAGAGAGTAGACAATAATTTTGTCCTCTAATTTGTTTATCTTCTTCTAAATAATCATGTTCTTTAACAGAAACAGTTTGCATTTCCTTATTTATAAAAATAAATGTTCAAAATCTTATATAGTTTTTGATAAAAAAAATCTCTCATAATAATATAAGAAATATATTAGATATCATGGAGTATTCATTAGATATAAATGAAGCGATTGTAAGATTAATAAAATACTTACTTGAAGGTTTATCAGTTGGTTTAGTAACATATTTCATAACCAACCCTCAACCATCTGCGCAAGAAATAATGATAATTGCATTAACAGCCGCTGCTGTATTTTCGATTTTAGACATTCTTGCCCCTGCCATATCAAGTGGTGCCAGACAGGGAACTGGTTTAGGTGTAGGATTTAAATTAATGGGTTTCCCGTGAATTTAAATTATAACAATGGAGAAGGATGAAATTCATAATTTAAGTCTTCACAAATCTTTTTCCATATTTGATCTTGAACATATAATTTTTCTCTACTTTTCAATAATGGAAAATAGCTAAGATATTCATTCAGACCTAATATTTGAAAAAACTTATACAAAACATAACTATATGATAAGAAATTTTTTCGATCTTTGGGACAATGTTTCAAAAAAGGACCTTGTATATCTCGGAACATAATAAATAATTTTTCTTCCAATTCGGCAGAAAAATGCGGTGTAGGAATACCATTAATACGATTAATAATGTAATTGATATGTTCATAATATTTATTAATACGAAGTCTTTTCAATATTTCTCTCATTTTGGAATAAGTAATTTTTTTCGTATTGGTTATTTTTTCTTTTTTAATCTCATTCAAAATTTTCTCAAATATTTCGTTAGGAATATCTGTACTTTCTTTTCCCTGTACTTGGTTGCACCATTCACGAAAATGATTTATTCTTTTGTAACTAAAATGAGATGTATCTTTTATATTCTGTTTTAAAATAGGTCTATTTTGTTCAACAAGAAGTAATTCTTGGAAACCACATTTTTCACAAATAATAATAGCTTCGTGTTGAAAACAAGTCATTGGTTCCTTGCATATTTTACAATTTTCTAACTCGTTATGATCAGTTTTTTTGATATAATTTTTATTTGTAATATTTAAATATTCATCAACTAAATCACTTTTATCTTTTATTTTAACATCAGTTTCTAAATTACAATTTTCAGTAATTTCTTTATCAGTTGTATTAATATTGTTAAGGGCATCTAATATAGTTTTATTAGTTGGTTTAATAATTTGTTTAATTTGCTTTTTTTTAGATTGTTTTTCAATCAAGTCATAGTAATTAAATAAAATATCACTTGTATCAGTATAATATTCCAATTCATTATTAGAATCTTTTATTTTTTTGATATGTTTTTCAGTATTTTGTATTTTCTCCTTTAAATAAATATTAGATCCCCATATTTCAGTATAATTTTCATCTTCACAATCGGTATTCAAAATATAACATTCTATTTCTTTTTGATTATTTTTCATTTCATTTAAATATATTTGTTGTGCATGTAATTCATCGTTGTGTTGTTGAAATTTTTCAATCATTTTACTATGCATAACATCTAATGTAAAAAGTTTTTTATCATTTTCCGAAACATGTATTCGTTTCTTTGAAGTCTTTTCTTTAAACATTAATTTATAAATAATATTTACAAATACATTCTTAAGTAATATGAAAACAATATTTCTCTTTTTTTTTCTTCTATTATAGTATAAAGAATATAACAATAAAATGGGTGGTGGTCTTCTTCAATTAGTCGCTTATGGCGCTCAAGATGTTTATTTAACTGGTAATCCTCAAATTACCTTTTTCAAAGTTGTTTACCGTAGACATACCAATTTTGCGATAGAATCTATCCAACAAACTTTCAATGGAATTTCTAATTATGGATCTCAAATATCAGTTACAGTTTCCCGTAATGGTGATTTAATCAATAGAGCTTATCTCCAAGTTAATGTCCCTAAAATACCCGAATATAAAGGAACTGCAGTAACAGATGGTGCAGACCCTCGATATGTTAATTACTATGGTCTTCGTTTACTAAAAGAGGTTGTTGTTGAAATTGGTGGACAACAAATAGATAAACATTATTCTGATTGGATGTATATCTGGAACGAACTTTCCCTTCCTATGGGTAAGAAACAAGGATATGAAAATATGGTTGGTGCTAATGGTGATGATCTTAGCGCCGTTGATACAACTATGTTATACATCCCTCTTGAATTCTGGTTCTGTCGCAATGTTGGTTTAGCTCTTCCCCTTATAGCTCTTCAATATCATGAAGTTAAATTCAAAATATTATTCGATACTATGGCTAATTGTGTTCATTATTCCAATGCTACTAGCATTAGTGCAAATTTAGATGCATCATTATGGATTGATTACATATTCCTTGATACTGATGAACGCAGACGTTTTGCTCAACTTTCCCACGAGTATTTAATCGAACAATTACAATTCACTGGTCAAGAAAATATTTCATCAAGTGGAAACAATAGATACAAACTTAACTTCAATCACCCTTGCAAGGAGCTTATATGGGTATCTAAAAACAGTGGTTACAATTGCTGGTACAATTATACCACTACTGATAATATTGTCATAACTGAAGATAATACAGCAGATACAAAACTAAATACTTATAATGATATCGATGGTAAAAATCCTTTAACCAATTGTCTATTACAACTTAATGGCAATGATCGTTTCGCTGTTCGCAAAGGTTCATATTTCAATTATGTTCAACCTTATCAACATCACACCAATATACCTTCTAACAGAGGTATCAATGTGTATTCATTTGCTCTTAAACCCGAAGAACACCAACCCTCAGGAACTCTTAATATGTCTCGTATCGATACTGCCGTGTTATCCATGGAAACTCAATCTGGTTATTTAACTGGTCAACAAAACGGAACTATTAATATATATGCTGTAAATTACAATGTCCTCCGTATCATGTCTGGAATGGGTGGTCTTGCATACAGTAACTAAAAATCTAATATCTCTCTTTTTTTTTCTTATATTATAGTATAAAGAATATAGCAATAATATGGGCGGTGGTCTTCTTCAATTAGTTGCCTATGGCGCTCAAGATGTTTATTTAACTGGTAATCCTCAAATTACCTTCTTCAAAGCTGTTTATCGTAGACATACCAATTTTGCGATAGAATCTATTGAACAAACTTTCAGTGGAACTCCCGGATATGGTCAAAGAGTAACCAGTACTATTTCAAGAAATGGTGATTTAATCAATCGTGTCTATCTCACTGTAGATTTGTCGGGAGCAACAGGAGATACTTTATGTAAATTCTATGGTCTCCGCCTCATTAACTATGTTGAAATAGAAATTGGTGGTCAAAAGATTGATAAACATTATTCTCACTGGATGTATATCTGGAATGAACTTTCTCTCCCTCTTTCCAAGAGATCTGGTTATTACAATATGATAGGTGCTACTGGTGGTGTACCTGGAACCGATATGGAATCTCAATTATATATTCCTCTTGAATTCTGGTTCTGCCGCAATGTTGGTTTAGCTCTCCCTCTCATATCTCTTCAATATCACGAAGTTAAAATAAATATCAATTTCGAAACAAGTGATAAATGCAAAGGTGATACTGCTGTTGCATTAACTGGTGGATTCAATGCTTCTCTTTGGGTAGATTATGTCTTCCTTGATACTGATGAACGCAGACGTTTTGCCCAACTTTCCCATGAGTATTTAATTGAACAACTTCAATTCACTGGTCAAGAATCGATACCTTCAAAAGAAATGAAAGCTAAACTTAATTTCAATCATCCTTGCAAAGAACTTGTATGGGTTGTAACCGATGGCGATGCTGACAATAACAATTGGATGAATTACACAACTGATGCTTCGGATGCAACTAAAAAAATTGTCGTTACCGACAAAACTGATAGTGCGATTTTAGAAAAACTTGCTGCTGATTGTATCACAAGCAAAAATCCCATCAACTTCGCTAAACTTGTCCTTAATGGAAATGATCGTTTTGCCCAACGTGATGGTTTATATTTCAATCTTGTTCAACCTTTCCAACATCACGAAAATGTTCCATCAAATGCTGGTATCAATGTGTATTCATTTGCTCTTAAACCTGAAGAACACCAACCCTCGGGAACCCTTAATATGTCTCGCATAGATACTGCTAATCTCAATGTTTCATCAGATTACTCTTCTGCTAATAACAAAAATCTTAATGTCTATACCGTCAACTACAATGTTCTCCGTATCATGTCTGGCATGGGTGGTATTGCTTATAGCAACTAATAATAAAAATAATATATCTCTTTTTTTTTCTTCTATTATAGTATAAAGAATATAACAATAAAATGGGTGGTGGTCTTCTTCAATTAGTCGCTTATGGCGCTCAAGATGTTTATTTAACTGGTAATCCCCAAATTACCTTTTTCAAAGTTGTTTACCGTAGACACACTAATTTTGCCATGGAATCCATTGAACAATCATTTAATGGAAATAATAACTTCGGTTCATCTGTAAGTGTCCTTATCACTCGTAACGGTGATTTAATTAATCGTATTTACTTTAATGCTAAAGTTGGAAATTCTTCTGAAAATGATATTGAACTTGTTCCATATTTCGGTCAAAAATTACTTAAAACTATTGAATTAGAAATCGGTGGTCAAAAGATAGACAAACATTATTCTGAATGGCTTTACATTTGGAATGAACTTTCGATGCCTGTAGGTAAGAAAGATGGTTACGAAAAAATGGTTGGCGGTGCTTCCAGAATCGATGGAGAATTATCTTCCACCACTTTATCTACTGGCAAAAAATACGAAGTTTATGTTCCTCTTGAATTCTGGTTCTGTCGCAACGTTGGCTTAGCACTTCCTCTTATTGCTCTTCAATATCATGAAGTCAAAATCAATATTTCCTATGCTTCTAAATCTGAGATTTCTACTGGTGCTGCGGAATTATCTGACGTATCATTATGGGTTGATTACATATTCCTCGACACTGATGAACGCAGAAGATTTGCTCAACTTTCACACGAATACCTTATTGAACAACTTCAATTTACTGGCTCTGATACCATAACTGAAAGCACTGACTCTAATAACATGAAGAGTTCCAGAATGACTTTCAATCATCCTTGTAAAGAACTTATCTGGACTGTTCGTTCTAATGATGATACCGCAATTGATAAATGGAATAAATATGCCGATGATCAGTATATGAATCATGTTATGAAGGCTAAAATACAATTAAATGGAAATGATCGTATGGCCGAACGTGATGGATCTTATTTCTCAAGTGTACAACCTTATCAACATCACGAAAATACTCCTTCCAAATGGAACTCTGGTATCAATGTATATTCATTCGCTCTTAAACCCGAAGAACACCAACCCTCTGGAACCCTTAATATGTCTCGTATAGATACTGCTGTATTATCAGTATCTTCCAAAGTTTCTGGAAATTTATCTATATATGCTGTAAATTACAACGTCCTTCGTATCATGTCTGGTATGGGTGGTCTTGCTTACAGTAACTAAATATCAAATCTTTTTTTATCTATAAAATATAGAATTTTTACCTATATTGTATAAAATTTATGAATAAAATCTTTATTAATGATCTTTATAAATGTGCGTTATTGTCCAAATTAGCAAATAAAACTCCACATGATTTCATGAATGAAATTGATAAAGATACAAATCTTGGTTATTTGCATCAAATTGTTGTTAATAATAAAATACATTACATATCAGAAAATACAACAAGCTGTTTTCTATTGAAAAACGATAATTTGATATTTATATGTCCTTACTGTGAATTAGACATGAATGTCAATAATAAACTAATATCAATTCATGGCAAAATAAAGGTGCACAAGGGTATATTTTTAGAATACGAAAAAATAAAAAATGGTATCATCAAACATATATCAAAATTATCTGAAAATAATAATGTTGCACATCTTTATATATCAGGTCATTCAATAAGTGGATCATTAGCATCACTTATAGCATATGATCTTTCAGAAAGATATAAATATCTCTTTATTACATCTTGTTTTTTATATAATTCACCAATTATTGGAAATAAGGAATTTATTCTACAATCACAAATAAATATTGGCTGTATATATAACACATTTTTAAAAGATAACGATTATGATATTGATAAAATCGTTATCAATGAAGATAACATATTATATATTTCTCAGAGTAAAAAAATGACTAATTTCCAATCATTTTTTAAATGGTTTTTGCATTATGATAAATATATCGATAATGATAACATTGACATATATATATCAAGATTGAAATGTATTTTATTCTCGGATAAATAAGACAGGTAACAACATAATTATGCAAAATATATTATATAAAACATAATCATTGATATGAATAGACTTTTGCAATTGAAATAGTAAATAATCGTATTTGTATTTTTCACATGTTTTTTCAGTATATTTATAAAATTCATTGTTATGATAATATCTGATACATGAATATTTTTTATTAAGTATTTTGGATCGAGAAAAGTTATCGGGAACATATTTGTCATAATAGATCAATGTATGGTTATAATTAAATATTGAACATACAATCGATAGTATTATGATATATCTGTAATAATTCATTTTGATTCATTATTTATTTAGTCTTACCGTCATTTTTTTAAATATTTAGGATAAATTAAAGTAACAATCTGCACAAATTTCAACATCCGATAGAGCTCGATGTTCTTTATAAATATCTTTTTGAAAAATATATTTATATAGTTCCACCAGTTTTGGAAACTTTTTGACTTTCATAATAGATTGTCCGTTTTTCATCGTACAATATTTTTCAATACTATTTATTTTTTTGATAATATTTGTGTTTTCCATCTTGAAGCATTCAGCAAGGATGACATTGATATCAAAATCAATATTGTGGGAAACAATTTTTGTAACATTTCTCAAATCTTCTGTTAAATTATTTAGTACTGTATCAATATTTTGTCCTTCATTCATATATTTTATAGGCAATTTCAATCACACGAGCGTTTTTATATAATTGAAATGAAGAAGGGTCTGGGATACTATTATAAGAAGATCGAATTGGTAAACCAGTTGTTTCAACATCAATAATAAAAATATGATTGTTATTTGATAAAACAGTATTGTATGCATTTTCCAAGATTAACTGTAAATAATCAAGTGTATATGTTTGTTCATTATTGACATTTGAGAAGTTGACATTTTAATTATATGATAACAATAATGAAATCATTTTTATTTTTCATACAGAAAGATTATCAAGCTTTTTGCAAATTTTAGTTATATCATCACGGCATGAATCTTCATCTTCATAATATTTTTGTGTATCTAACCAATTCATTGCTTTATGTATACCTTCTATTTCATATAAAGTCCAAAAATAATATATTTGTTGTTGTTTAAGTTCGTTCATAATATTTTCATATAATTATATTTCCTTAAGCCCTTAAAATGAGTACATTTCTTAACATATTTTAGAATTTTATAAACTTATAATATTTTTTAGAAAAAGTAACAAACATGTACTCAATAATCGAAAAAAGATCGTCAAATTAAAGAATGGTAGGAATTCTATTACCTTTTATGAACACTAAATCGTATTCGTTCCAATCAAACCCCCTAAGATGTTTGTATTGAGTTTTTGAATAACTTATAAATCACAAATGTGCAAAAACTTATTCAATTGACAATTTGAAAATCAGTAACAAGATATTTTACATTATCGTATGCATTGTGTTTTTGCAATATTCTCAAAGTGTCATCGTCTCCTAAAATAATTTTTTGAATATAATTCCTAGGCGGAGATATACCGTCATATTTACCACTTGATCTCCAATTGTAATCAGCATCTACCGAATTGATGTCTAGAAGCAGAGATTTTTTAATATCTTTATCTTGAAAATCATTGGAATTAAAATTGATAATAATTTTATTAATATTTTGTATTATGTGCCTCATTAATAACTTCAATTCTTTTCTTTCATGATAATGTAATTCAATTGTCATACTTTTCTCATATATCAAAAATAGAATCTTATCAAATATTTCATTATAAATATTGAGTAATATTTTATGGATTTCTTTTATATTTGTTTGAGTTTCATTGACATCAATATACTCTTTTTTCAATATTTTTCTAACAAATGCTGCTATATTGTCATTTTTGATACTACCATCATTATCATATTCATTATCATATTTTCTATAATAAGCAAGAATACTTGAAGACAATTTCTGAAAATGTTTGAGATTAAAACCTCTATATTTTCCACAAAACTCCAAAATTTTAATTAACCAATTATCGTTTTCATTATCTCTATAATCATAATAGTCAATTTTGATAAAACCACAAATATCAGATAATATTATTTTATCATAATCTTTTTGTTCAGTTAATTCTTTATCAACAATGGTCTTCGTGAGAAATTTGAACAATCTTTCGTTCATGACTTCTATAAATATGTCAATGTCAAAATTAATTTTTCTATGTTTCATACAAAATTTCAAAATATAAAGTATCCTTTCAAATTGTGCATCATTGTAATCTCCTCCTAAAAAATATGTTACTTTTTTTATTACCACAAATTATTAAAGATGTTGATAAGATACAATGTTCAAAAAAATGAAATAGAACAAATGAGCTGTTCTCTTATCGTTACAAATTTAATGCAAGTATATTTCAAAGAGTTGTAAGCCCCTAAAAAGAGTACATTCCTTCACATATTTTAAAATTTTATAAACTTATTTTATTTTTTAGAAAAAGTAGTAAACATGTACTCAAAATACACTAAACTATTTAAAAAGCATATATTCATACTATTTAAAATCCATTGTTATTGATATGTACTTGGATGCAATATGGACTTCAGTATTTCAACATACTCATCTAATTTCGAATTACCACCTATATTATATTCGTGATTAAAGAGATTTACAATATCGTTTTCGGTGTTATAAATTGGTTCATTCATCATTGCTTGTTTTTGCTTTTCAGTCATATTCAAAACATACTCTACACATTTCTCAAATGATTCAAAATCATCGACATTGATGAAAGCCTTTTTATTGAAAAAGTCATTAACGTTATTTGAACCCCAATAAATTGGTATAGCACCGCTATAAAATGCATTTATGATTTTTTCAGTAACATAACCATTTTTTTTACAATTTTCCATAGCAATCACAAAAGAATAGTCTTTATACTTGTCAATCAGTTCATCCCCAGCCCACCCTCCTCCAATTTTTTCTTTTTGCGTTTCTGGTTTTCCCCCGTTACATTTTCCAAAAGAATGACAAATGTCACCCGAAGACTTTTCAACAAACATTCTAAATAACCTTTCTCTTTCACCAATACGATTTGAATTACAATATGCTAAAAAAAATGGTCTATTGTTATTTGTATATTTTCGTTTCAAATACAGATGGCTTGATTGTAAAAAATAAGGAATATATATGTAATTTGATCTTGTATCTAAAATTGTTCCAATGATTATATATTTATCATGATGTTTATTAAAATGTTGGATATATGGTTCTCCAGAGTAATAAATATAATTTTTTTTTGAATAATTGACTGTATCCGAGGAATGGTTAGAATGATCTGTCGAAGATATGATTATATCCGAACCATTACAATGTTGAAGGACCAATTCTAAATTTGGATTCAAATGTTTCAAAAGTTTTTTCACTATTTCTCCCCCATAGATAAAACCAGATTTTTCTGATCCAAGTTTCAACTGCATAATATATTATCAATATAGTTGGCTTTAAATGGTTTTGGTAAAATAATGTAGTTGTCAGATACATACTTTGAATTAATTAGAATCGATATTTCTTTCAAAAAGACACATGAGTATAAATCTTAACAAAATAAATAATACTTGTTTTTAGGAAATGTATTTTATATGGTCACTGGTTTGTTCAATTATACTTTTTACAATATTACAAATGAATGAATATAATAAAAACGTTAAAGATTACGATTTATATTCAGTATCAAATATAGGATTATTTCTAATTCTATATATATTACTTACAATTATATTTTATTATGTATTTGATAATGAAGTTATTGATAACAATCAAATTAAAGAAAATATAGATAATATGATGTTGAAACAAATAAAAGAAAATGTGTATACAGGATTTAATCCTGTGTCTTAAATCAATAATAAAAATAAATTGATATAAAATAGTCACATATCTTTCTAGTATATATATGAAGTTGGAACTCAAAAAATTTGATCCATCACGTATTACTTCAGATTCTGTTGTAGTTTTTATAGGTAAACGAAACACTGGTAAATCATATTGTATGAAAGATATTTTAAATTATCATAGATCTATCCCAGTTGGTATTGTGATAAGTCCGACAGAAAGAGCAAATGGATATTTTGAAAAGTTTATACCTAAAATGCTGATATATGATGAATGCGAAGAACAAGTAATTAAAAAATTCTTAGATAGACAAATAAATCTTTCAACCGAAAGGAAGAAAGAATTAAAAAAAACTGGACAATCACAATTAGATGCTCGAGCATTTCTGATTTTAGACGATTGTTTATATGATAAAAGATGGATTAATGATACTAATATCAGATCTATTTTTATGAATGGAAGACATTACAAGATATTCTTTCTTATAACCATGCAACATTCACTTGGATTACCTCCTGTTTTAAGAAACAATGTTGATTATGTCTTCATTTTTAGAAATAATATAATAAGAGAACGACAAAAGATTTATGAAAATTATGCAGGAATGTTTCCAACATTTGAAGTATTTGATCAAGTTATGACACAAACAACTGATAACTTTGAGTGTCTTGTTATTGATAATAAAATACAAAGTAATAAAATAGAAGACCAGGTTTTCTGGTATAAAGCATCTGATTCCAATTTTAAAATGTGTAGTAATGACTTATGGGAATTACAAAATTTAGAAGATCAAAGAAGAGAAATGGGAGTAGAACAAGAAGAAGATAACGAACCATTTGATACAGGTGTGTTCACTAAAAAAAAGAATACAGGTACTATTAAAGTTAAAAAAACATCATCTCGTTATTAATATCTATCTGCAAAATATTGAGGAGCTTTATTCTTATAAATAGTTGCTGTGAAAACTCTATTCTTATATATTTCAACATTTATTATATCCCCGTCATATATCTCTTTACATCCTATTGAATCATCACAATCCATATTCTGATGATGTAGAGGTAATCTCATCATGTTATTTTTATCGGTAGCAGTGTAATACTGCCATCTATCTCTATTATTTCTCAATTTCTTAGCAAATAATGGTAATACTATAGGTTCCTTATCAGTTTCATTTGCTGTTAATATACCAACTTGTTGATATTCCTCATTATCATATTTAGGAAGGTCTTGAGGGTAGATTTTGATATTCTCCTGTTGTTCTGGTATACTATCTTTGATATATATAACCTCTTTCTTTGTTTGTATTTTGTCCTTTGGTAGTTTCATAACATAATATAATAAGAAGCTTATTAAAATTATTAATATACATAACAAAATCGCAAGAACTATATACCATGTATTTACAGTTTCAACTTTTTTCTTCATTTACTTATTTACTATAGATAAACATAATTTAGAAGAATAAATTTGTCCTTTTTTTGAAATATTGATTTTTACTTACATCATCAATTTTAACAATTTTTACGTCTTCATTTTCTTGTGAAGAAATATCGTCATCTGATTGAAATCTATTTGACATATCAGTATTCTCTGTTTCATATTCATTTGCTATATCATCTGATTCTTCATCGGATTCTGTATCTCTTTTTTTATCTTCTCCATTATCATCTTCTTCATTATCATCCTTGTCATCATTTACATCTTCATTATCATTTACATCTTTTCCATTATCATCTTCTCCATTATCATCTTCTTCATTATCATCATCTCCATTATCATCTTCTTCATTATTATCTTCTCTATTATCATCATCCTTTACATCTTCTCCATCATTATCATCGACGAATTCTTCATTATCTTCTTCATTGATATCATCAACAAATTCTTCATTTTTACTATTATCATCTATATCATCTTCTTTAGAAACTTGTTCTACATCATAATCAAACTCTACATCGTCTTTAGATACATGTTCAATATCATCGTCGGAATCTATATCTTCCTTAGAAACTTGATTTGTATCATCTAAATCTTTGATCTCTTCTGAAATTTTTTCAATATTTGAATTTTCATAATCTTCATAATATTCTTTAGTTTTTCCTTGCATTTTGATGTTACTTCTCTTTCTATAAGACTTATCCGATAAACTCTCCAACTCTTCTATTAAGTCTTTTCCATTGATACAATGTCTCAATGATTTAGAAATCATTTTCCTGATATTGTTTTCAATTGTATTCATATTATTTTGAATTTGTACAGAGGTCAGCTTATTTGTCGTAAAAAGATAGGCATGTTTCCAACAAAATGAAGCTGAATTAATAAAACATTTGTGAATAAAATCTTCAATAGAAGGCATTTTTATTTTCAGTTTTTTCAAACTATGTCCATGTTGATTAAATTTTATCTTAATACTTAAATTTATAGCTAATTTAATGAGTTTATAAAGATAATTACATTCAGATTTTTCAATAATATTATGTGTTTCAATCTCAATTATATGATTATTCCAATTTGGAATATTTTCTAATTCTTTTTGAAATTCTTGTAAAACATTTTTCCCCTTCTTATTATTTTCAACATAAATATCATATATTCTTTGTGATAAGGGTACTGAAATGAAATCTTGAATCATTTCAATATATTCCTTATGCGTATCTGATAAACTTTGCATTCTATATATATTTTTCAACAAAACTTTATATATTACGCAAGGTATTTCTTATTTTACCTTTATTTTTAACTTTTTCCAATAAATTTGTTATAATATTCTCATCTGGTTTAATATTTTGAACATTTATCATTGTTTGAATATAGAATTTACAAGGACCTTTTATTATATTGAATTCAGTGTTTTCTGAAATCACTAATTCAGAATCATGGATTAATAAGAGTCCTTTCTTTAATTGCATTTCTTCATCATCATTCATACTTATTTTTTCATAATTTCCAAATGCAAATAACCATAAATATTGTATATCTTCTGAAATATTTTGTAAAGTCATTTTATTTTCACCAGGAACAAAAACAATTTTCAAATGTTCAGAACATGCTATAAAGTTTTCAGGTAATATATTATAACTCGAATGAGGTTTTAGTTTTAAATGTAAAATATTATTATACATACGATGATGTCCTATTACAATTGTACCAATACCATGATATTTAGTAAAACATTTCGGTTTCAAATGTTCTTTTTTTAAATCACCATTTGTATATAATATATGATCATTTGATATTATTATTATGTCTTCTTCCAAATATAGTTTTAAATAATTACTTCCATTTTTAATGATATTTGTTATCATTGATTATCTATAGTTTGCAATGGATTTATTTTTATATTGAAATCATTATTATTTAATGACTCCAAAATAGAACCATCCAGTCTATTTTCAAATGCATTCATATCTTTTATATCCCTGGTTATATTACATTCTTGTATATCAGGTCTTGTTTGATATATTTTACCAATATTTCCACTATCTCTTGGAGCATAACTATCTGTCACTAAACGATTTGTTTTCATATCTATATCTTTTTTATCAATTGGTACATTAACTCTTCCAGGATTTGGTGTTCCGCCTGCATCCATTAATAATCTTTCACGAGATCCATCTATTTCAGCATTTTCAACATTTTCACGACTAACTTGACGATGATCATTCAAAGATTTGGCGATACCTATATTTTCATTATCTACTGTAAATTGTTTATGACTATTTCTGATATCAACTTCTTTTGTAGCATATCCTCCTAATATACCATTAATAATACCTCCAATATAACCCAATTCAGTCTTGCCTTTAATGGTAGTTTCTTTCATTGTTTTCTTAGCAATTTCCGCATTATGCATATATACTCTATATTGTCCTTTTCCAATATTTCTAACAGTATCATAAGGTGAAACAGTTTCTCTTACAGTTTTTTTCAAATCATCCTGTAATGCAGAATAGTTCTTATCATTACCACTTAAATTTAAATTATCACTATCGTGAATAATTGTCTCTTTAACTGTTGTCTTTGCTGTATCATGTAAAGCAGAATAAGACTCGTCTGGCCCGGTTAAATTTAAATTCTCACTATCATGTATTGTAGTTTCTTTAACAGTTGTTTTCATAGTATCATTCGTGTCGTGTACAGCTAACTTATTTGGTATTTGAATACTTGTATTTCCAACTGCTCTTGGTGCTTCTATTAAATACTCTTTAAGAGATAAACGTATTGCATCTAAAACTGGATTTACTATTGCTTTTACAGTAGTTGATAAATTTGTAATAGGGGTTTGTTCAGTACAAGTTCTTTCATTATCATAAACAATAATTTTACTCATACCATAATCATCTTTCGTAGACATTCCTGGAACATTAACAAGTGTAGCAGTACCATTATATTCAACATGTGATGTCTGTCGATGAGTATCTTTAATATCAATTTCAGGTCGGGCAGTATCTTTGGTTATATTTGCTTTCGAGAAAAACCAATTCGCAATTCCTTGTTTATAAGTAGTTTCGGGTTTATTTTTTTTCAAAGGAGTAATAACAGCTCTTTGTTCAGTTTTTTTAGCAGGACCAGGGATCGGGACTTGAAATTCTGAACTTCTCTGATTAGACTGATATCTTAATTCATCAACAGTTTTAGGTATGACATAATCTCTAGTATCATTTTGTTGAAATCCACCACTTCCATCAGTTGTAAAACCTTTATTGATACCAGGACCAATATATTGTTGTTCAAATGGTAAAACATTATTCATAATTTGTGAAGAACTGATACGATTTTTGAGGAAATCACTTTGAGATTTGGAACCATTTATATTATCAATATTGGTGTTTTTGAATGTATTTTCAACCTCCTTTTTTTGTTGATAAAATATATTGTTACCAGTTTTCATATCTAAATTATTAGAAAATCTTTCAACATCGGTATTCTGTGTAACATTACCTTTCAAAAACGGTTGCATATTATTATGTTTAAAACTACCTTTATCAAATCTTTTACCACTTAATAAAGAAATGTCATTATTAGTTTGGTTATTAATATTTGCAAAAGCAGATGATCCACTATGTAAAGGAAAAACACCCGAATTTAATGTATCTTTAGATTTGTTAAAAAGATCGTTTCCTCTTTTAATCTGATCACGTTTTACACTTTCTAAAAAAGATGATTCATAAATATTTTTCATCGATGGTTTGTCTTGGGATGCCAATTCCATCATTGTTTTCCCTCTTATCATTAATATATAAAAAATAGTATCATAAAAATATCTATCTTAAAAATAAAATAATGTTTTCTAATAATTTAACAGGATTATTGATGTCAATGTTATCAATGCGAAAAGTACTATAATTACACATGATGTTTTCTACACACCCCATCAAATATTTGATATCATTTGTCTTAAAGGAATTACAAAAGTCATCAAATAAAACAATATTAGACGTTTGAATCTGAAAACATTTATCTAAAAAATTGTATCGAATTGTCTTATCTTTTTTTAATATATCAATATAAATATTATCGATATTGATTTCTTGAAAACCAATACTATATTTAAAGAATACAAAATACAACAAAAGAATAATTTGTAAAAGAACATCTTTTTCGAATATCTTTTCCAAAACAGGACTATAGTATTTCGAAATAATAACAGATGATTCTTCAAATTCATTAAATTTGGTATTATTTAAGTAATCTATAATATCACTTTCATATTCAAAATAACATAACGGTTTAACTATATTAATATGTTTTATTTTATTGGTTATTTCATATGAATTCAATAAAATAGTGGAATCCCATGAAAATAGTTTTACATAAAATCCAGAATCTATGTCCAACATTTTATTCAATAAATACTTTTGATGTTTGAAGAAACGAAGATCGTGATTATTTAAAAAATCCCGGATTTCAATATCATTAATATATATGTGTTTTTTCGATACATTCATATATATTTAATAAAAACAATACTCTTTATACTTATTTACATAAGTTACCGTAATTTACTGCACCTAATGGATTTCCAGGTGCGAACATATCTTGTGCATTTCCTTTTTGCCATTGTTTAAGAGCTTCATCGGCCATTTTAATATTACCATTATATTGAGGAAAACATAAGGTTTGATCCATTGGTTTTTCAATTAAAGGAACATGGTTATCTTTTGCAACCATTCTGTAATTTACAGGAACTCTGTCAAAATCTTCAATTGCTTTTGATTGTGGATCATAACATAACCATTCCCATCTATTAATACCAGTACCTCTTAAAGAACAAGCCGGATTAGAAAGTCTTGTATCTTCTCTTGGTGCCGAACATTCTCTTGTTTTATAGTTATCGACAGTACATCCACTTGTTTTTTGATATTTGCCAGGAAAGTATTCTTCGGCATTACATTTACTTAATTTGTAATTAATACCAAGTAATTCACTTGAATCATCGACAGCAGTTTTCATCATACATGTATTAGGACCATAATTTTGATATCTAAGAGATGGATCATCAGGAAAACCATCACAGTCGGAACAATCATTATATGGTGTGTTCAATGAATATAAACCAGGTCCAATTGTTCTTTTTAATTTTTCAGTGTAACTGCAACTATCATAATTAATTCTTGTATCATTTGGTTGATTCATGTTCTATTATTGATATATATTTTTTATATTAACACTTATTATATTCCATTTGAGGAGGTTTTGGAATACTTCTGTACATTATAGATTGACAAGCTGGTAAATGTAATGCGGTAGTATCAATTGGATCGGTTTTATCATTTTTAATAATACCATCATCGGTTGGAACATATAAATTATCAGGACATTTTGAAATATATCTCGTTTGTCCTCTTAATTCACTTTCTAAATCTATGATATTACCCTTGATATGTGAAACAGAAGTACCTCCGATAAATCCCAATTGATGTCTGCATTTATCCTCTCTTTCAAAATTCATAGGGGAAAGAACATAACTCAATGTACTAACATTATTTTGTAAATTTTGTTTATAAGAGCAATTGTCATACTTGCCTCTATTAAAACTCATTATCTAATAAATATAAATAGATTTTATTTTCTGTTACATCTATTATATTTCTGTTTATTTACATACGATCTTGTATCTTCTCCTCCTCTAATCCACGAAGGAACAATATGATCCGGATTTTGAACTTCTTTAACACAATCTAATAAAGGTGCAAAAACATTTGTTGTCTTTTCCATAATATGTTTATTACATATACCATTTTGTGTAGCAAAAGATCCAATGACTTCATCGACCATTTTATCATTGGGAGTAAGTTTGGTATCATTACCACACATTAAATCCAATTCTTTATTAATGTTTCTACATGTTCCAGTGAGTTTGGGACCCCCTGCAAATATTCTTGTTGAAAGTTGTACAGGACATCTATCACGTGTCATAGTTTCTTGGGAATTTCTTAAAGAAGAATAAACATCAATTAAATAATCATCTGTTACACCATAACCAGTTCTTCCATTTAGATTTACATGGTCATAAGAAAATTGTGGAAAACTACCGATTTCAGTTTCTGTTTTATATGAATCATTGTAATATAATGAGTATTTTTCGATTTTATTATTATTATTATCTTTTGCATTCATCCAACATTTATCAGAGTTCAACTTTATCTCAGAGTTAAATAAAGATGTCATTATTCTATCTTATTCAAATAAATAAAAAAATAATTTATAATCTAATATCTCTATACATATTTGTATAACAACGATTTGAATTACCTTCCTTACAGGAAGGACCTCTATTATATAACCAATTTCCAAACTCATTCTGATCATTCGGAATAGAATCTCCTGGTACTGTATAGAATTGTCTTTTTAATAACGAAGAACGATTATATAAATCATTTGAGTTAATAAAGTTCTGTTTATCGAAAATTTCTTCTATTTGTTTTTCTATATTTTCATTGAATGATGGACAAGCACCTGAAATTTCATTTTTACTATAATCTCTTAAATGAGTTATATTCGGGTTCATCATCGGATTATTTATAGAAGGTTTTATACATACTAAATTATCAATGACTTCTAAATCATTTTCATTCAAAAACTTCTCAGCAATATCATCACGATATTTTTCACTATATTTATATATAATTATAATAAAAATCATTATAATCATCATAAATAGAATAATATTGATATCTTGTGTGATCAAAGATAATATGATGCATATGAAAATTACAAGTCTTGTTAATGTATTCATTTTTTCGTCAAATGACATGTAATCTGTCGGTAATAATGTAGGAATTAACAACACAGATATATCTTCTGTCCAAAACATAATAAACCCTTTATCTATTGTATTTCAACTTTTTAATTTCACACTGGATTATCAACTTGTTCCTTTTGTTTCTTATGAAGTTTATTTTTCATCTTTTTTGCAGCTGCCATTTTTTTTAATGCACCTTCATTCACAACATTTCGTTGACCTTTTTTCTTAGATCCTGACATTTGTTTAAAGAGATTTTGCATATCATTTCCATTTCCCATCATTGTCGACATCATTTGCATTATGTTAGACATATCAGGTGTATTTTTAGAACCATTACCCATCATTCCTGGCATCGATGATGCTAATTTCATAGCATCTTGGATTATATTCTCTTGTTTTAATTCACCATTTGAAATCTTGGATGCCATTTTTTGACTTACACTTGTTATAATTTCAGCAAAACCACTTTCAGGATCACCAATTGCCTTTAAGACATCTCCTTTTTCACCTATAGATTTTTGCATTTTTCCAATATCAACATCTTCAATTATTTCCTTCGCAAGTTTTCCTAATGTTGTATCCTCAATGAATTTCATATCAAAACCAGTATCTGATTTCATTTTCTTATTACGTATATCCAATAATCTTTTAATAATATTTCTGATATTTTCATCAACTATATCTTCTATTTTTTCACTTTCGGATGATTGAAATAAATTAACTATCTTGGTATTATCTTGTTCATCTCTCTCGGTTTTAAATATGAAAAATACACTCAGAAAATGAAGATGTAAATACTCATCATTGAATATTTTTGATACCTGATCTAATGTAATGGATTTATACAATTCAATATCTCCATTTTCAGCGACCCAGTTTTCATTTCCTACAAAATTATTCCAATTCTCATCAGAAAATTGGTTATTTATAAATTCTATATACTCATATGAAGATTTATCAAGTGTTGAATATTCTGATTTTATAACTTTCAAAATTCGACTAAATTCCTCATTTTCTTTCTTTTCTTTACATTGAGTTTTTATCCTTTTTAATAAATCTATATAATATTGATTAAAAATAAAAACAGAACTCATCTTTCACTATTTTTTATATAATATCAACTCTTTATATATATTTTATCAAAAATCATTCGATCTTTGTTTCATCAATTCCTCTATTGATGGTAAATCTTTTTTTGTTCCTTCTTTGTTAGTATCTATTGGACGGTTGTCTGTATTTTGTACAATTTGTGGTTTTTCTGAGTTATTTCCAATACTTTCCCATGTATAATTTCTATCATCTAATTGTTCTTCATTTTCCAGCGATGAAAAGTTTTCTGAATATATTGTGCCTAATGTGAATGCAGATGGTTCAGTTAAAACTGTTTTCGGTTCATTTTTAACTACAGATCCATTATTTGCAAATAAAACACCTCTATTTGGTAATAATAGATAATCAAAAACAGACTTGCCAAAAATATATTCTCCTGTATTATTCAATAGTAGAGCTGGTACTGAATGAATTTTTGGATCAATTGGTTTTTTCAATGATCTTAATGCATCTACTGATACCTTTTTGACAATTTTATTTTTATCATGTCTTTCAATTGTTTCTAATAAAATTTTACAATGTTGACAAAACTCGCTATAAAACAAAATCATTCTACAGATTTATCATAATAATTCTTTATATCAACTAATATATATATTCATCGGTCATTTGTATTTCCTTATATTTATGATAAGTCTTATCATTTTTATTTAAATTATTTAAAAATAGTTTCTGTATGAAATCATGATTTCTTTTGAAAAATATATGTTTTATTACATCTTCCTCTTCATTAATATCCTCCATAAATTTATTATATATTAAATCAATCACCTTGATATTTTCATGTTTCTCACTTTGAATGTCCTCGTCTTTTACAAATTCTTGTCTTTTATCTAACTTATTTTCCACTAATACATAATCATTGTTTTCATCATTTATATTGTAATACTCTAACTCATTTTCATACAACTCTGTTTCTTTAATTCTTCCAATTAATTTACATAATATTATTACAATTTCATTTTTTGCAAAATTACTATAATATAATACATTAAAATGAAAAAAGTCTACTAATATATCTGTTTCAATTATAACAATTTTATCACTGTGTTGATTTTCTCTATATCTATTAATTTTATTGATTTCAATTTTATATTTTCCTTTCAATTTTGTTTGTAATGTTTTCATAGCTGTATCGTTAGCATTTTTGACATTTTGAGTTACATTTTTATTCCATTTCTTCCATTTCATACCGTCGATATATTTGATTACTTTGTTTACACTGTTTGTGTTTAATAACTTTTCTATTTGTTCTCCTTCAGTATCATTATTTGTAAGCAGAATCGTATTATTAAAAATATTTTGAGAATTTATCTTATTTTGATAATAAAAAGGACTATATTCAACAAAATGTTCAATATTTAATGTTTTTTGGATAAATATAATAAATAAAAACATTGATATGTATATAAACATATTCTGATATGACATACGTTATCTCTTTAATAAATTAATATATTTATTTATTAGATAAATGACAAGTAGAATATTATATACTATTTTACTATATATTATTTTAGTTTCATTAATAATTATTTTGAAACCTGCTATGATTTTCGATGCAAACTCCAATCTCAAAACATTCGATTATGATGATATTTCTCATTCGACATCATTAATTAATTTAGAGGTAATTCTAAGTGTTCTTGCGGTATTTTGTTACTATATTGTTATATCTGTACAAATGATGATGTATTAAAGAAGAAATTAATTATATATATAAATGGAATTATGTGGTAATATTCAAAAATATGATGAAATAGTGTCATGGATTCAAAGTAAAACACAAGATTATGTATCAAAAATATGTTTTGATGATGTTTTATTTGTCACAGGAAATTCGGGTATTGGTAAAACATATTCGATAAAAAAGATTTGTCAAGATTTGACACTTTTCGTAACTTATATTTCTTCAAATATCTGTTCTAATAGTAATGAATTAATTGATCATATAATCAAAGCATCTTCAAGTTCACTTCTTCAAACCTTAACAAATAATCATAATCCGAAAATAATAATTATTGACGATTTTGACTCTATAATTACAATAGATAGAACTGTCAATTCATCTTTAATAAATCTTTTAACAACAATGAGAATCAAACGAATACCTATTATTTGTATATCATCATGTGAGGTTATAAAAAGAGTAGGAAGTATCAAAAATAAATGTAAAATAATAGAACTATTTGATCCTGAAAGCGATGATGTTCAAAAAACCTTGAAACAAAAATTTCCGAAATGCAAAAACATTAAGAAGATTGTCAAAAACAACAAAAATTTGTCACAATGTATAAAACAAATAGAATATAGTGAAACAGATTTTTTTGATAACATGGATGATTTAATAAATGTGAATATTCTATATGGAAATGACTTTCAAAGAAATAGAATAACCAAGACTATTTTAACAGATCCATGGATAATTCCACTGAGATTTCATGAAAATATCATTATTGAGTTGAAGAATCGAAAAATAACAATATCAAAATGTAATATATTGTATAAACATTTTCTGATAAATTTTATAATATATGATATGATGATGTATAAGACAAATTCATCAAATTTAGTTGTAGATTATTTTACAAGCATTATATATGATTTTCTAAATCTTGAAAACAAAAAAGACAAACGTTGTAATATAGCAAATTTTACTAAAATATTGAGCTTTATATCTTTACAAAAAAAGAATATTAAAAGAAATTATACAAAAAGTTTTCCATTATATCAAATAAACAATTATCACATAAATAATACCAGAAATTTTATTTCCTTTAATTAGATAGTTAGGTTTATGAGTAAAATTGAATTACCAGAAACACCAAAATTACCAATTGATTCATTTGATAAAAGTATATCAATTGAAAAACCTGAGAAATCTTTTGATTTTTTGAAAGAAAATATGTCATTCAATGAATACAAACAAAAATCAGAAGAGGTTTTTCAAAATTTTACGAACAACTATATGTATATTGGTCTTCTTGGCGTATTCGTTGTTGGAATATTGGTAGCATATGGATTACATTATATTATTTCAAATAAACTTTTCAATCAATCAAGTGTTACAATACAATCAACAAAACAACCTATTATATGTAATAAACAAGGGAAATATCCTATCAAAGAATTCAATAAATCTGGTAATGGAAAGAGAAGAACTTACACATTTTGGATTTATATTCACGACTTGAATAAATATTCTGGTTCATATAGACATGTTTTTCATATAGGAGATGAAAATGATGTTTCGTCAGCAAGTCCATTTGTATTTTTGGATAAACACGAAAATAAACTTTACATCCGTTTCAGCCCAAGTCAAACTTCAACAAACATAAACAATATTCAAAATATGAACAGTACTCAATTATCCGATTTTATGAAACAAGGAATAGTTATTCCATACATTCCATTACAAAGATGGGTTCATGTTGGTATCGTAGTCAATGAGAATTCCAATAATGGAACTATTACTGGATATGTAGATGGTGATTTATCAAAAGTTATTTCGACAGATGAAACAAATGATTTTGGTTCTAAAATCAAAATATCAAATTTAAATCTTGATAAAATGGGTGACTTATATACAGGAGGATCATTTGAATCTTCAATAGGTCCTGGATTTTCAGGTTTAATTTCTAAAATTACAATGTTTAATTATGATCTCAATAATAAAGATATCCACAATGATTATAACAAAGGACCTCTTGATGGATTTTTAGCATCATTAGGATTATCAAATTATGGATTACAATATCCAATATATAAGTTGGAATAAAAATATACCAATATTATAGATTAAATGAATTCTGTAAATATTGTTGAAATTATTTTTGCAATATTTATTGTTTTACTGTTAACATTCATCGCTTATGTAGTATACAATAAAGAAGTACTCAATTCTTTCAGTCAAAACAATGTTAGAAGAAAAGAACAAATATTTGAGGGAATTTTAGATTTCGGTGGTGCTGTCAAATCGGTTGAAATAGATACATTTGATAAAAATGCTTCATCGTTCTTAGATTTATCTCCTTCAGTGAATCAAGAAGGTGGTGCGGAATATAGTTATAATTTTTGGCTTTATTTAGATCAAGACAAATTTTCAACAGTTTCTGATGATTACACCATTTTTCTCAGAGGAAACAAAGTTAAGGTACCTTACACAAATGATTCAAATTGTATTTTGAAAAGAAAGGGTGAATATTATCTTGTCAAAAATCCTTTGTTGAGATTAACAGGAGATGGTTCTGCACTTCTTGTTGAATACAATACTTTAACAAGTCCTGATTCTTTCCGTGAATATGGCAAAAACTCTGTTAATTGTAATAGCAGAAAGATGTATGAGAAGAATAATGGATTATTGGGTGTTTACGATTTAAATAAATCAATGTATGATAAAAGATGGTTTATGATGACAATTGTTCTCAAAGAAACTAATCCAAACAATGATATATTGTATAAAAATAAGACTTCATGTAAAATATATTTAAATGGCGTCACTGTACTTGATAGATATGTAGAATCTCCTTATAATGGTTCTTATGGATCAACAACTATGAAACATAACCGGGGGAAATTATATGTTAATTTAGATAATGAGATTGCAGATGAAAATAAAATCAAAATTGCTAATCTAACATATTTCAATTATGGGTTAGATACAAAACAAATTACAGATCTTTATAATGAAAAATTCCCTGTTACAGCAGTAAAAGTAACATCAGACGATCAAGATGGTAAAGAAATAAGTTTCTCAAGAACTGATGATAATAATATGCCAAAGCCTTTTTAAATGTTAAATATATATAAGATATTACCCATCATTTATATATAAATGGGAGGTGGTTTATTACAATTAGCATCAAGTGGTCAAATTGACAATTATTTGGTTGGAAATCCCCAAATAAGCTTTTATGAATATGTTTTCAAAAGACATACCAATTTCTCAATGGAATCAAGAATACTTGATTTTATTTCAGTTAATAGTAACAAACTTAATAGAACTTCAAATACAATCAAATGTAAAATTGGAAGACATGGTGATCTTTTGAGTAAAATGTATTTCTGTTTTACATTACCAAATGTTTATTCAAGTGATCAGTATAGATTCAGATGGGTTGAAAATATTGGGACTATTATAATGAAAAAAGCAACAATAACTTTAAATGGATCAATAACAATAGATGAACTTACTGGAGAATGGATGAATATATGGAATGAATTAACAACGGTGCATGAAAATTTTGATACTCTTATTGGAAATGTTCCTGAAATAAATAATCCTAAAATCAGTAATGACAGAGTAACAATTAAAAATAATCAATTCATTTATTATTATTATCCCGAAAGTTATAAACCAAATGATATAAATGATCAACCTAAACCATCTATCCCTAAAAGAGAAATAATTGTGCCGCTCAATTTTTGGTTTACTAAAACACCAGCATTGGCGTTACCATTATTGAGAATGCAATTATATGAAATAGAATTAACAATTGAACTTGAAGAGTCTGAAAAATTGTATCAAGTCTTTTCTCACGATATACTTACATATACAAGTCCAATATATTACAATGAAATTAATTCTTTATCAGAAAGTAATGCAATTTCTATAAACAATTTTCTTGACGACAATTATGATCTAAATCCTTATATTGATGCAAAATATATATTTTTAGAAAATGAAGAAAGATTAAGAATATGTTATAAACCTAAAATTACATATCTTGCGGAACAAGTTAGATATACAACTCGAACTGGAATAATACAAAATGAAAGAGTTGAATATAATACAAATTTACCAACCAAAGAATTAGTTTGGGTTTTTAGAAGAGACGATATTTACAATTTCAATGATTTCTCAAATTATTCTCCAACTATTCCTGAAAGTAAAAAAGGTATTATGGTTGATGCTTCTATCAATTTTTATAACAATAGTAGACTTGAAAGAAAACCGGGACAATATTTTAATATGATACAACCTTATGAAAATCATACCGTTGTTCCTAAAAATGGTATTTATACATATGCTTTCAGTTTATATCCTGAAAAAGAAATATTAACAGGTTATTATAACGGAGCTTTATTCAAAACAGATATCCATGTTTGGGTAGATCCAACCAATTATGATAATGATCTGAAAAAGAAATTTGAAAAAATAAATGTCGAATACAATAATATTGTTAACTACAACATGAGTCTTTATGCATATTGTTATAATTTATTTGAAATTATTGGAGGCCAAGTCAATATGAAATTTGCTACTTAAAAACGGGTCAAATCGTCATACATTTCATTAAATAATGATATTATTTCATCTTTTGTTCTATTATTCTCCCAATCTTCTCGTGATTTCATTTTTATTATTTTTGCAGGTATTGCAATATATGATGTATCAAATGTATTAGAAACATCTTCCGATATTATACAATATGGTGGATTGTAATTATGTAAAAGTCGTTTTGTGTCAAATAATTGATCAAAAAGTACAGCCATCCCTGATCCTGTTCTGTCTGTTGAAACACTGTCTGGTTGTTGTGTATGTACTATAGGAAATGTACATATGTGATGTACAATTGTTTTATATCCGTCTCCACCACCAAATGTTTTCGTTAAATAAGCTTCATAATATGAAAAGGGATTACCATCTATCATTTCAAAATGTAAGTTAAGTTCTGGATCAATTACTTTATATAAATTTATATCAGGCTTTTCAAAATTCTCAACAATATGTGGTATCATTCTAAAAATTTCATTTATATCATCGTATGATATATCTTGATCCAAAATAGGATGCTTTGGTTTTCTACCTTCATTCAAAAAATCTATTATATAATTATATAAATCTATAGCATTTCCACAATCTGTTCTTATGATATTGCCATCATCATTTCTTCCATGAATTTTTACAATTGTTTCCAATTGATATAATGGATATTCATTTAATGGACTGAAATTTGTAGTAAATGGTGATATAAGATCTTCATTTTCACCTAATTGACAAATTTGTGAATCTGTGAGTTTTCTTTTATTGTTTTCTGATTGTTGATCACCTAAAAGATTTTGTAAAATTTCTTTTCTTTTGATTATGGCATCTTCTGTTGTCAGATTTGAGTCAATACTTAAATGTTTTATTTTTTGTATTTTTTTGTCAAATTCTTCTTTTTCTTTCATATATTTCTTATTTGCTTCATTAAAGTTTCTTAGTCTTTGAGGATATGATTCTATTTCTTTCATTATATTTTTGTATTTCAACATTCTCATTTGAAATATTTTTTCGATTTCATCACCGGTTTCATTTGTAAACTCGGCTTCAATAGATTCTTTAGTTGGTTTAGTAGGATCTTCTGGTTTTTGTTTCAAATAAGGAGGAAAGGGTTCGTCATTTAAGTCCTTTGAAAGATGATCGACTATTTTCTGAATTCTATTTGATTTCTTATCAATATGTTTAATCAAACTTATTTCTTCAATATCTTTGAAACAATTATTCACAAATTCAAACATATTTTTTTTTTTGAGCCATTCCAAGAAAATTGTATTTTCAAGTTCAAAATAGTTTTCACTTTTCATACGATCCATATGAAAATTATAAACACCTTCTTTTATTTCAACATCAAAATAATCAAGATTAGAAAGTTTTAGAATATCTTTATGATATACTTTTAAGTTATAAAGGTCTTGTTCTGAAATAAGTTTTCTTTCTCTTACAACACCAAACAGTAATGTAAATATGTTTTGTATGTAATCTTGTAAAAAACGGATTATGCGTTCTTTAAGAATTGTTTCATTCAATTTGTTTAAATCATCATCTGAAATTTGTTCATATATTTTAGTAAATTCTAAATTATTTTGAAAACCAAGTTTTTTCATATTGAGATAAAGTAAATGATCAAATTCAAGATTTTTATAATGAACTATGTGTAGTTTTGGTAACCTTTTTTTTACAATATTTATGATATCATTTGCATTCTGCGATTTTCCTACAACATAATCGAATGATTCATTATACCATAATTCATAATCTTCACCTTTTACTGGGTTATTCATCCAGTTATTCAAAGAATCAATATCGTAATCAATTTTGATAGATTGTATAGTTTTTATTAATTCACTTACGTCATCACCATCGTGACGTATTTTTCGTCTTTTAGACTGTGTTTTAACATAATTAGATACATTTCCACCTTTTGATTTTCTTGACCTTTTCAACTTAATTGAAATTATTTCTACCATACTTTTTCTGTTTTTCTTGATCTTCATATTATAAGATAGATAACATATTTTTATAGAAAAATTTATTTAAAACTTTGTGATATTAAATAATTATGGATTCATACCGTGACGAGTCAGGTTATTTAAAATTATTGGAAGATGTACTTGAAAACGGAGATGAAAAAGAAACTCGTAATGGAAAAGTAATTTCAAGTTTTGGAAAAATAATATCATTTTATAACATTGAAAATAGATTTCCTCTATTAACAAGCAAAAGAGTATTTTTAAGAGGTGTAATTGAAGAACTTTTATGGTTTTTAAGAGGTTCTATTGATTCTAATGAATTGAAAAACAAAAATGTCAATATATGGAATGGTAATTCAAGTAGAGAATATTTAGATTCAATTGGTTTGAATCACTATAAAGAAGGGGAATTAGGACCTATATATGGATGGCAATGGAAAACTTTTGGTAAAAAGTATGGTAGTGATGAAAAAGGATTTGATCAAATTCGTTATGTTCTTGAAGAATTGATGAAGCCTGAAAATAGTAGAAGAGCTGTGATAAGTGGATGGAATCCTACACAGTTGAAGGAAATGGCTTTACCACCTTGTCATATTCTCTATGTTTTTTATAAGAATAAACACGGATTGCATTGTTCTGTAAGTATGCGTAGCACTGATTTATTTCTTGGTCTACCATTCAATATAGCAAGTGTTTCGATTCTTGTACATATTATAGCAAAATTATTACATATCCAACCTCATGCCATAAGTATAAATATGACAGATTTACACATATACGAAGAACATATAGAAAGTGTAAAAAAACAAATTAAAAATCAAATCGAAGAACCTCCAGTTTTAGAAATATCCAAAACAAGTCCATCTGTAGAATGTTCAATAGATGAAAAAATAAAATGGATAGAATCATTGTGTTATGAAGATTTCGTACTAAAAGACTATAAACATAATGGTGTTTTACAGGCTCCTATGAAATAAAAGAGATGATAATATAGAATATTAGCAAAATGATGAAAGATATTCCAAGTAATATATCATTATAGTTGAATGTATATTTCTTTTTATCGCATCCTGTTTTTGTTTTGATAATATTTTTCACGCAAATAATAGAAAACACAATAACGAAAATTTGAATAATAAATAAAGAATAAAGAAATATATTAAATAAAACTGAATTATATTTTATAATATCAAAAACATTCAATAAGAACATTTTGAATATAAGCATAAGAATAAAATATGAATAAAACTGGATATATAATCTTTTTTCATTATGACATATGCAATTGTTTTTATTTTTCATGATAGCCCATGCTAATACGATATAATTAAGAATGATATTAACAAAAAATATGATTAATAAGTGTTTTGAAAGCATGTATTACTTTATAACAATAAAAAATATCATAATTATATAGGCGCACAATTACGATATGGAAAAAAATTCTGATGAAAATATTATCAAAAGAGTACAAGATATTTTAAAAAATGAAAAAATGAAAAGGAAATTTATTGCTTTTCTATATATGTTTGAAGATTGGGAAAAGACTGCAAAATCGTCAAATGAAGTTTTACTAGGTCCTGCAAAATTGTCAAAAAAAGAATCACCAAGTCCTGCAAAATCGTTAAATGAAGTTTCACCAAGTCCTGCAAAATCGTCAAATGAAGTTAAATCTCCAAAAAAAGTTTCACCAAGTCCTGCAAAATCGTCAAAAGAAGTTAAATCTCCAAAAACAGTTTCACCAAGTCCTGCAAAATCGTCAAAAGAAGTTAAATCTCTTGGGAAAAACATGAATAAATTGAAATTAGGTACTGTGAAAAAAAGTTTAACAAGAATGACGGCCGTTCAAAAAAAGATGTCTTCTCTTCAAATGAAAGTAGGAGATGTTATAGATTTTCAGAAACATAAATGGAGAATAGTCAAAGATATTGGGATGACAAGTGATGCATTATTATATCATGGTGAAAATATGAATAATCCAAATCAAAAAGTTTTTATAAAAATACAACCTGTTCATAAAGGTACTGCGTATCAAGTAACAGACGAATTTCATACAATGACTGTTTTAAAATCTGGAAAATGTCATTCATATTCACAGGAGGTGATTTCATACGGAAATAAGGATGGTAATATGTATATATTGATAACTCCATTATATGGCAATGACTTAACAGGTTTTAATTTAGAAATATCACAACATAAAGAAATTAAGAAACTCTCAAAACAAATAATGCAATTGTTAGAAAGTATTCACAAATGTGGTATAGTGCATAGAGATATAAAACCTGGGAATATTGTATTTACAGATAATAAACAAAATGATATAAAACTCATCGATTTCGGATTATCAAAACATTTGTATTCATCTGATGGTAATATAAGGGATAAAAGAGTACAATTTCCTGAAGGAACACCTGCACACAAATCAATAATGATGCATAAAGAAGAAATTGATGAAAACCAGTACCCCAAGACATTTATGGATGATATTCAAGGAGGTTGTTGGACAATACTTGATATAATTGGTGGAATGACGTGGAAATCTTTTTCAAGTCAACCGGAAAAAACAAGGGAAAATATTGAAAATCAAATTCTTAAAAAGAAGCTTGATTTCATGAATGCCAATCATAGTTCACATGTTTATAAAGTTTTACAAACACTGATCTTATATACAGTAAAAAAAGTAAACGATGAAAAACAATATTTTTATCTAAACAAAGAAGATTTTTACAATACATTTCTTAAATCAAGATATTCTGAAATAAACGCAATATTGGATGAAATTTAAGAACATCCAGCCTCTGTCCATGGTACTTTACAAACTTTAGAATATTCGCATCTAAATTTATTACTTTTACTTAAATTGTTTTCTTTTGCATGTTGATGATCTAATGCTGATAAAAACATTGGATATACTTGGTCGCATATAACATGATATTTGTTGTCAATTTCGAACATTTCTGATCCACAATTGCTTGTACTTGGCGATGGGGTTAGAGTTTCAATTTCGCCAGATTCAAAGTGTTTTTCATTTACATGAGACATAACATTTGCATATCTTTTAAATTCTTCGTCGGAACTTTTAAATTCACCATCATTTATTTTTTTTTCAGTAATAACCAAATTGTTGGCACTAAGTTTCAAATCATCGTCGATCATTTTCGTTTTCGATATAATACTTGGATTGACTTTGCATACATATTTAAAATGATTCGTGTTCACATCTTCTAAAGAAATATTTTCCACAATATCAGCATCTTCTTTTTCTAATTCCCAATAATCTGGACAAATTTCACTGTCATATCCCATACCTTGTTTAACTTTAGTAGGCTTAAATGTATAGATATTGTATGATAAAACAAAGATAACAAACAAAGTACCAAATACAAATGTGTATACAAAATAAGCCATTTTATTGTAAATATTTTCTTTTCCCCATTTTGTAAACATCATAGCAAAAAGCAATGCTATAGCTAAAATAGAAAAAATTATACAAGTTAAAATTGTCATTTTGAACATTTTCATCTTTGTAAAATTGAATTTTTGTTTTTCATCTTCATTCAAGGATTCAATATCTACAACTTCTTTAACTGATGTCATTATCTTCTATATTGAGAGAATTTATTTTTAATTTTGGTTTCTAAGACCTGTATTATTGGTTGTCTGTGGTCTTTCCATAACATTTAAAACACCTTCAGTTTGTAATAAGGTTTTAAAATCAGTAAATTGTTGTATATTCGTAAGAATTTCCTTTGAACACCATTGTAAAACTCCCCCGTTTAATCTACGAACAGTATTTAAAACATCTTTATCAAAGTTATTAATCGGATTATGATCGGGATAATATGTCATATTTTTGAAACCATTTCTCAAATAATCATAATAAATTGATCTCATGACAATTTTTAATTCAATTTCACTTTGTTTTCCAATGATATGCTTTCCATTTGATTTGTTATAAACAGTATTTCTTAATCCACATTGTAAGGCATCTATATTTGTTTTTGAAAAGAAGAGTGAAGATACTGGTGTATGTTCCATATTTTTTGAAACAATATCAAATCCATTACTAGAAGAACTATTGTCTGATTTAAAAAATTCACATGCATCGTATGCTTTTTGAACAGGTAAAGAATTTATTCTATCAGAAAGAGCATTGTCATTTTTATAAATAGGTATTCTTTGAGATGGCATAGTCACTTGAACAGGAAATGATGATGTACGTTTACATTGATCAACATTATTGGTTATTTGTTGCATAAAATTGATTGAATTCATATTTAATATAAAGGAAGAATTATTTTCATAATATTTATTAGATATGGAAAATTATAAACTATTTGATAGTATATCTAAAGATATTCTAAAAGATTGTGATATAAAAGATCAAAAAGAAGTCGATAAATTGATAGAATGTATATCAATATGGTTTGAAATGCAGTTATTTAAAATAATATCAGCACTCTTTATAATGTGTCAAAAAGAAGATTGTAAAAAAGTCAATAAGAATATTTTTGAAGAGGTAAAAAAGGTATTGAAAATACAATGTAAATGTAAAAAAATGTCAGGAGGGAGATTGGGAAATGCTGGATATTTCTTAAATCATTTAGGAAATTCTACATATTCTGAAATGAATACTGGACAAGATTTTGGTGTTGAAGATTACAATAATTCAGATTTAATAAAAGCTCAAATAGGTGGTAACTCCAAAAAATATAATAGAAAAATATCAAAGATTCTCAGTCTTCATTTAAGTTATTATGATATGAAAATGACAAAGGAGATGAAGGATATTATCATCATGATGTTTATAAGAGAGATAGGATGTCTGAAACAAGAAATAATAGAGATACAAAAAATAACTCTCAAGAAACTAAACATGGTTTTGAAAAAACATACATTATTACATTAAAACGATATAAATAAAAAATGATATTTTATTTTTATAACATATTCTTTAAAATGGTATTGATAACAGTGGATGGAAATATTGGATCAGGTAAAACAAGTGTTTTAAATTATTTACACCGTAATTATAAAATACCAGTTGACTTAGAACCAGTAGAAAATTGGAATAATTATTTAAGTGATTTATATAATGAATCAGTAAATGTATTTAAATTTCAAATAAGAGTATGGTTAGATAGATGTTGGATACAAGAGAAGACACAATCTATCAATATATTTGTGGAAAGGAGTCCAAGATTTATTCAAGATGTTTTCATAAAAATAGCAGAAGAAGAAAAGATGATATCAGAAAATGAGAAAGAAATTCTTTTCGATCTTCATAAAAAAACAAATCAATCGTGGGAAAATGCAATTCAAATTATGCTAAGATCGAGTTCAGAAAATTGTTACAAAAGAATCAAAAAAAGAAATCGTGAAAGTGAAGTCCAAATAACCGAAGAGTATTTGAAGAAACTTCATGAAAAACATGAAATTTTATGTGAACAACTTAAAAAAGAAAATAAACAAATTATAATAATTGATGTTGACAATAAAAGTACAAGCGATGTTGCGTCAGAAATACTACAACTAACAAATGAATATCTGAATCAAAACATATAAAAATAAAAAATGATTATTCACTATATCATATTTTTTATACATATTAATAGGGAATGCCTGATCAAAAAATTGAAGATAAATACAAAAAATATGAGTTACGAGAACATATATACAATATTCCAGATACTTACATTGGTTCAATAAATCCAATTAACCTCGATATATATCTTTTCAATGACGAAACCAAAAAAATGGACACTAAAAATATAAATTATGTTCCTGGTCTGCTCAAAATATTTGATGAAGTTATTGTGAATGCAATTGATCACTCTGTTCGTCTCATTATGGAGGAAGCAAAAGGTAAAAAAGATGTAAAACATTTGCGTAATATTCGTATTTCTATTGATAAAGATTCTGGATTTTTATCTGTGTATAATGACGGAAATGGTATTGATGTCGTTATGCATGATACTGAAAAAATGTATGTACCAGAACTTGTTGTAGGAAATCTTCTAACCAGTACCAATTATAATCACCAAGAAGAAAAGATTATAGGTGGGAAAGGAGGATATGGTATGAAACTCGCTAACATATTTTCCAAAGAGTTTTATGTAGAGACAGTAGATCATTACAGACAGCGTATATTCACTCAAAAATATCGTAATAATATGTTAGAAAAAGATAAACCTTCTGTGAGAGTTTCCTCGAAACAACCATATACCAAAATAACATTTCTTCCAGATTATGAAAGATTTGGTCTAAATGGTATAACTGAAGATATATATGATCTTTTTCGCAGAAGAACTATAGATGCCGCAGCGTGTACAAACAAAAATGTCTCGATTTACTTCAATGACGAAAAACTTCCTATCAAAGACTTTGAGAAATATTCTGAACTGTTTATTGATAAGACAGAAAGTCCTTTAATCTATGAAGCCTGTAATGAAAGATGGGAAATTGCAGTAGGTCTTTCCAAAAATGGTACATTCGAACAAATATCATTTGTAAATGGTATCAATACAATTCGTGGTGGAACACATACTAATTTTATCACAAATACAATCATTAAAAAACTATCGGATATGATTGAATCAAAGAAAAAGAAAATTATAAAAGCTCAGATTCTCAAAGACAATCTATTTGTTTTTATCAAAAGTACTATTGTTAATCCAGCGTTTGATAGTCAATCTAAAGAAACCTTAACAACACCTGTTTCTAAGTTTGGATCAAAATGCGACATTTCTGATAAATTTATAGAGAAACTATACAAAACAAATATTGTAGAGAAGGCTCTTTCTCTTACAGAATTCCAAAATGCTAAAAAACTAAGTAAAACCGATGGTAAGAAGACATCACGACTTATTATTCCTAAACTTGATGATGCTAATTTAGCTGGTACAAAAGACAGTGATGCATGTACTCTCATTCTAACTGAAGGAGATTCTGCTAAAACCATGGCCATTGCCGGTTTAAGTATTGTAGGTAGGGATAAATATGGTGTTTTCCCTCTGCGTGGTAAGGTTATGAATGTGAAAGATGCATCTCTGCAAAAGATTTCTGATAATGTTGAAATCACTGCTCTCAAAAAAATTATAGGTCTTGAACAAAATAAAAATTATACTAATCTTGATAGTCTTCGTTATGGAAAAATAATGATTCTAACTGATCAAGATCATGACGGTAGCCATATCAAAGGTCTATTGTTCAACGTATTTCAATCTTTATGGCCATCTCTCTATAAAGTTGATGGATTTATTACATCTATGCTTACACCAATTATTAAAGCATCTAATAATACTGGTGTGGGAAATGTAATTTCTTTCTACAATATGTCTGATTATGAAAAATGGTTAGATTCGGTTGAAAAGAAAAATTCACCTGGAAGTTGGAAAATCAAATATTACAAGGGGTTGGGTACATCAAATGACGGAGAGGCAAAAGAGTATTTCAAAGAGATGAAAGCTGTAAAGTATGTTCATACAGATAAATCAGATGAATATATCGATCTTGCTTTCAATAAAAAAAGAGCAGATGATAGGAAGAAATGGCTCATGAAATACGAAAAAAACGATGTTCTTGATTATTCAAAAACTGAAGTGCAATACGAGGAGTTTATCAACAAAGATCTTATTCACTTTAGTAATAGAGATCTTGAAAGATCAATTAATCATATATGTGATGGACTCAAAGAAAGTACAAGAAAGATCTTATTTGCTTGTATTAAAAGAAGACTATTTACTAATGAAATTAAGGTTGCTCAGTTAGCTGGAAATGTGAGTGAAGTAACCGCATATCATCATGGTGAACAATCTCTCCAACAAGCTATTATTGGTATGGCACAAATTTTTGTGGGAACAAATAATATCAATCTATTGCAACCAAATGGTCAATTTGGATCACGTCTTGTTGGTGGCAATGACGCTTCTTCGCCGAGATATATTTTCACATTAGTGTCTGAACTTACAAGACTTATTTTCAGAGATGAAGATAGTAATATTTTAAATTATCTTGAAGAAGATGGACAATCCATTGAACCAGAATTTTACATCCCTATTATTCCTATGATTCTTGTGAATGGAGGTGTTGGTATTGGTACTGGATTTTCAACCAATATTCCTCAATTTAATCCAGAAGATATTATTACGATTTGTATGAAAATATGTGACGGGATAATCGATATGGATATTGCTGAATCACAATCATTTATTAATAAAATAAAAATAGAAGAGTTCATACCTTGGTATCTTGGACACACTGGTAAGATCGTGAAGTCGGAAAAAGGATCTTATATTAGCAAAGGTCTTTATAACTGGATAGACGATTATACTCTTGAAATTACAGAACTTCCTGTTGGTACTTGGACAGAAGATTATAAAGAATATTTGGAGAATATGATTACGAATAGTACAAATTATTTGAAGAGTTTTGAAAACCATTACACATCAAAAAATGTGAAATTTATTCTTAATTTTAATGGTGACATTCTTACTAAACTTGGTGACAAATTTGAATCAGAATTTAAACTTGTTTCTTCAAAAAATATGAGTATCAACAATATGCATCTTTATAGCAATGAAGGTGCTATTAAGAAATATGATAAAACATCGGATATTATTCGTGAATGGTGTAAAGTTCGTATTCGTATGTATGACGAACGTAAGAAATATCAACTCAAAATTCTTGAAAAAGATTTCAAGGTACTTTCTGCAAAAATTAGATTTATTATTGATGTTATCGAAGGTCGCATCACAATAATGAATAAGAAAATTACTGATATTGTTGAAAAACTTGTTGAACTAAAGTATCCTAAAATTGGAAAAGATGATGATGATGAGAAGAATACTGACGATATTGGATATAATTATCTACTTCGAATGCCAATATCACAACTTACATATGATAGAAAGATTATTCTCGAGAAAGAGGTCAATGAACTTAGTAATAAACTTAATGATCTTCGAAATACATCACTTGATAGAATTTGGAAAAATGAACTTCAAGAATTACTTGAAGCTTGGAAAGTTCACAAAGATCATATTGAAGCGGACTATCAAAATGATAAAAATGGCATAGTCACTAAACAAAAAAAGAGAACCAGTCGATCTAAAAAATAATTTTAAATCACATTTGCTATCACATAGGTTATATAGTCGTGAATACCATATAGTTTCACATCATTTTTATTCGATATATTATAATACCATCTATATGGTACAATTGTACTTTGAAATTTTTTTAATGTTATTGATAATACAGGTTCTCTATTATCTGGTAAATCGTCAATTACAGTATTTCCAGCTTGATATAATAAAACTTCAGTATCTTCAATTGTATAAATTAATAAATATTTATGATTATTTATATTCCATATACGATTATGATCAAAATTTATATCTTGGATTATATTTCCTTTAAACCATGTTTTCATCAATACTATTATTTCTTTAACTTTATCTTCGATTACTAAAGGTTGTCTTCTCAATAACATATTATATTCAAAATCTTTCAGTGTAGATTGTAATATTATTATATCGTCTGGAAATATAAAATAACAATATACATAAATCAGTATTATACACAATATAATCAATTTGATTTTCATTATCTAATATATATATAAAAATTTAAATCTTTTTCACACAAAAACAATATATTTAAATAATAAGGTATACAATGGATAATAAAAATATGTTAGGCTTAGATCCGGAAATAGGCAAGATTTTAAGTAATAACGTTACAAATGCAAAAGAAATTGTTTTTAAAACAACCGATGTAATAGGATCGTCTGGAAAATGGATTTTTGAAAATCTTGGAAAGGGTTTCGCATACATTATTGATACTGCTGGGTCAACAACTGATAGCTTGTTAAAAAATGGTCATTTTTTCTTTTGGTTTGTGACATTTCTGGCTGTTATGTTTTTCATTGTTGGTTTATTTGGTTTTATATTAAAAAACGATTTCTGGTACTATTTAATCGATTTATTTGAACAATTATTTGGTTCAAAACAGGAAACAATAGATGGTGATGAATCAAAACAAAATAAAAAACCTCGATATGAATTGAACATAAGTGGTGGTGGTACATCTTTCGCTACAAATAGTAGGAATTTTAATGGTATATTTGGCGGACTGGGTAGTTTTTCAAGTAAAGGAACTTTAACACATTATTTGAACAACAATGAACCATTTGCATCAGGTATGTCTTATGTTAATATGATATCGAATTTTGTATCAAGTAAACCAACATATACAATCGATAGAAACAAAATAAATTCACAACGTTCTGATGGAATTTCAATCATGGAAAATAAAGAAAATAAATATTATACTGTATATAAACCTGTAAATATCAAATGGAAATTGAATGAATCTGAACATCCTGATTTTCAAAATTTACCAGAAACAATTAAACAACATTATCGCAAATCAAAATCATATGAACAAGATATAAGTTGGACGTATAGTAATGATAATAATCATTGGACATTGAATTGTCCTTCAGATATGATGGAAATAAATAGTGGAAATAAATGTAAATTTAATTCACATACAGCCGAATACATACAACTTAAAAGTTAGTGATTAAAAAATGTACATTATAATATATTTTATTATTAAATGGTATATAATAAATGTTCCTTCGACAATGATTTTGTATTAAGTAAATTCGACGAATGCAAAACAACTATGTCAAATATATTGGAAACCAATTATGTAGGTTCAAATTTAGATGAACTTAAAAATAATAATAGATTATGTTCAAAATATAATGGCATAATATACAAAAACTGTGTAGTTACTTCCAATAATCCATGGTTGGTAAGAGTTGATGATCAATGTACTTTACCTACTAATATATCATTACCCGATAATAGTTTTACATATGATAGCAACGATGATAATATTCTTATTAAGCCGGAACCTTTTGAACATCAAATAACAAAGGTTTTTGAAGAAAGATGGTATGACTGGTTTGCGATTCCAGATTATTATCATGGTAACATGTATGCATCACAATCAAACATAAACTATGAACCGTGCAAAATTGGCAATGTTCCATATTCTAAAGATATAAGTAAATGTATTCATAAAAATGATTTAAATTATGGGATGTATAAAGATCAAATATCATATACGCCTTTACAATTAGTCTTATTATTTGGACACACTTCGAATACAATATTGGAAAAAGTACGTGATATTAAAAATAGCTTTTCATCAAATATCAATAGTTCAAGTAACTATGTTATGATAAATAATCAAGAATTTGGATTAATAACTGATAAATTAACATTTGATTCGTATTTGACACACAATGAGACAGTAGAAAATCACAGTAACGAAATAGAAACATATAGAATAAAAGCAGAAAATGCTTTGGAAATAGATGATATAATAGTACCAAATCGTAATATTATTTCAGCATCTGCTTTTCTACATTCAAAGGAAAATATAACAGACGCATATAAATTATGTGATAAAAAAATACCAAGTGTCATAAAAAATATAAATGATGTCACTTCAAAAGGAGATAAATTATTCTATAAGTCATGTGATATTTGTTTTAATGGTAATTCCACGTATAGTAAAAATTTAATGCATATATTGAATGAAAATGAAATAAATAAAAAAGAGATAAAACAATTTGATAAAATTTCCAAGAAAAAAGACGATGATGGCCCCAGTCCTGCAGATACACCTACCAGTGTAACAACGTCCAATTTTGAAAAAATAAATTATAAAACAGAAAAAAGTCTATCTCAAAAAGATTATTTTAAATATTTATTGGTTTTTGTGAAGATAGCTATTGTATTAACATTTGTTACATTTATAGGAATAATTTTAATTATTTTAGCTCTTATGTTTAAAGATACATTAATGTTGCATTATACTCGTATTGTTAATTCATTAAAAAAATTATTCACATCTATTGGAAATTTTATATCCTCATTTAGATCCTCATCTGAAACTACATAGAGAAATAAATAAAGGTTATTATTGTATTTAAAAAAGTACCCCATAATGTATCTTTTAATGCAACAACAACATCATATTTATGATATATTGAAAGACAAGTCAAATTATATATTGCATATATTGCAAAACCTGCTCCTCCGCCATAAATAAAAGATTTATATAACTTTGTTATATAATCAGAATTATTATCAATATGATAACCAGTAAATGGAATTGTTATAAACAATGTAGTCAAAACAACTACGATATATGCCAATATAACAAAATGGTATCTCACAATCATTTGACTACCTTGGATTTCTTGTACAGAATTACTATACATTTTGATATTACTTCCTATCCAAATTGCATCAAATATTAGTATTAATAAAATTATGTATAAAGATTTATAATCCATTCTATATTTAAAATATATAAAAATAAAAGATGATATATGTCAAATGAAATGACAAACTATCTACATTTTGATAGTGATATCTTAGTAGGAGGTGTAGATGAATCGAATAGGGGAGGATTAATATATGATGTTATAGCATCGTGTGTAGTATTACCACAAATATTCGCAGATGATCAATATTTAGAGATCAAAGATTCCAAGAAATTGACTTTCAAAAAAAGAAGAAGATTGGCCGAATATATAAAAGAAAATGCTATAACATATGGAATCGGAAAGGCAACCAATTATGAAATTGATAGTACAAACATTCTTTCAAGTACTATGAAAGCTATGAACAGAGCTATAGATGAAGCGTATAAAAAACATAGTTTTCACGAATTGAAAATAGATGGTCCATATTTTAATGGATATGTCCCACCTGGTTTTGATAAAGAAATTTTACCACACGAATGTGTTATCAAAGGAGATTCTAAATATTTGAATATAGCAGCAGCTTCAATATTGGCAAAAGATTATCATGATGTCAAAATGCTAGAGTTGATAAACGATTATCCTATATTAGAAAGATATGATTTAGCTAACAACCAAGGATATGGTACTAAAAAACACATTGATGCAATCAATAAATATGGAATAACAAATTTTCATAGAAAATCATTTGGACCATGTAAAAATAAGTCATGTATAAATCTATGATATTGTTCGAGTATAGAATATATGTCCTTGGATAAAATTCAAAGTCATCAAAAAAAACCATAAATAGTAAATTTTATTTCTTTCTATTTTGAAATATACGGTATGTGGATTAAAGCTCAGAAAACATTGAAAAGACCATATAAGATTAAATAAGATAACATTAAAACCTATGTTAAAATTTAAAGAACTATGATATAAATAGAAATTCTTGACATAAGCCAAAAATGGTAAGATATGCAAAAAGAAATTACATGTATTTATTTGAAAATCATTCATTTCTTTAGGAATATTGGGTATTTTTCTAATCATTTGGTAATTTGTTATATGAAATATGTGATATATAACAAAAATTGTGGTTGAATTGATAGTTATAAATATATTTAAGTATTTATTTTCATATTTACAATTTATAAATATAAGAGCAATATTCCAATTGGTATATTGTTTGAAAGATATATATAGAATTTTGAAAACTTGTATATCATTTTCGTAATATTTTAAAACAGCGTTTATTGATGGTAAAAATATACAAAATAAAACAAGTATATTCTGATATTCGTTAAAAACAACTAAATCATTCATTTGATATGTAATATATGATTTTATTTTTTTATCCAATATATTTCTTTATGTAAATTATCTGATGGTTTTTCTAATATTATAATAGGGTCGTATTTCAGATTTCTGATAAACATTTTCATAGTTTCAATTTTTATTTTTCCTTCAAAAATGGTTTCGTGAACATCAACTTTTGATCCCAGTTCTTTTTTGCTATTATTGAAATGAATAACCATGATATTATTCTTGTTTTCTTTTATTTTACTATAATATTCATTTATATCTTGTCCAGATGACCATATATGAGCAGTATCCAGACATATTTTGATATATTGTTTTTCATCCAAAGAAAATTTATCATAGAAATGTATAAAGTCCATATCATTTGTTAAAAGTTCGGTACCGGCTCCTGCTGGTGTCTCGATAATAAGTTTTGATTTTATTTGTTTTTCTTTCATAATTTTTATAATATATTTCAGAGCAATAAACATATTTTCAAGACTATTTTCTTTTGAATATGATGTGTATTTACCTACATGAAATACAACTCCTATTGCATCTATGATATCGGATATTTCGAGATTATTCAAAAGAAGTTTTATCCAATAACAATCTTGTAAATCGAGAACTCTTTTACCGTCTTTAGCTTCTTTTGCTAAATTTATGGTATACGGAGCATGTATTACAAGTTTCATGTTATTTTTTTGACAATATTTTATGATATCATTTGACTCTTCACGATATTTTTCAATATTACCATTTTGTACACTTCTTGGATTTGAAACAAATATCTGAAGTGCGTTGCCTTCACAATTTGAAATGCTTTGTAAAGTTTTTAGAACTGATGATTCTTTCTTAATATGTGCACCAATATACTTCATTCTTAAATAAATATTATAAAATTTAATATCATTTTTTATCTTTTATGATACATGATGTATCATCATAGTTTTTTGGCATATATGATTGCATATCACTTCCATATTTGAAAACCTCTCTTTGTAATCTTTTTGAATATTTAAAAGATGTACGTGAAATTAAAGTTGGTTCAAGTAATGATACTATCAATGTTTGTAACGGTGCATCACCATATCTGTAATAAAATATTCCACCATGATCATTTATTTTTTTGATGATATCTTTTACATCATCTCTCATCCAAAAACTTCTTTTTGTAATGAAAAAGTTGTTATAGTACATAATCGGCATATCTATTTCAATATCAGTATCAAATTGATTTTTATTATTTAATGTCATAATTTCATTAATTTTATGAAAGACTTCTGTATTTTGTGATAACTTTGAAGAAATAAATAATTTATCAATTTCTTTACTCGAGTTTGGAAATATCGTATTGAAAAGTTTTTTCATTTCAAAATTACACAATCCACAGTCAATATGAACAATGTTTGATAAATAAACAATTTCTTTTTCTTTTACTTTTTCAAAAAGATCAATACATATAGCTTCTTCAATAATACTATCATCATCTAATCTCATAATATATTCGTAATCTTCAGTGTATTTATGAATATGGTTCATCCAAAAATTACACATCATTCTATATTTTAGATTACGCCAATATGGTACAGGCTTTACATTTATAATTTGATTCACTCTATTAAGATCAATATTATCAGGTATTGTAAAATCCGATTTATCAATTTCTTTGAAAGACAATAAATACCTATAATCATATCTTATTCCCAAAAGTATTTCTTTTTTTGTATCATCAGTATAATCCCCTTCGTGTAAAATAATAATTGGATATTTATATATTTTGTTAAAATTTTTGAATAAGAAATACAAAGAAGTTTTTAGATATATTTTTCTTTCAGTTGTGTTTTGTGTCAGAATAAAAATAGCCGAACTCATCTTTAAATAAAGAAATATAATTAATGTTTATATATACAAATCTATATCTAAAAAATGAGTACATTCCTTCACATATTTTAAAATTTTATAAACATATTTTATTTTTTAGAAAAAGTAACAAACATGTACTCAAAATTATAAGATTCCTTAAGCCCCTAAAATGAGTACATTCCACTACATATTTTAGAATTTTATAAACTTATTTTATTTTTTAGAAAAAGTTATGAACATGTACTCAAAATCATAAGATTCCTTAAGCCCCTAATATATCATTCAAAAATTAATTTTCGGTATTGTCTTCGACAGAAGGGATTTTAATAGGTTTTACACTCTTACCTTTCTTCATTTTAATTGCATTTGAAAGTTTTGTACCTTCAATATGTTTTACTTTATTCTGACATGTATCAAGTTTGGTTTTCAACTCGTTATAATCCTTTAGTTTTTCATGAAGTTCTATAATTTCAGATGATTGTTTTTTGATCTGTTCCAATCCACAAAGATTGTGTATCACGTATTTATGAAATTGATTTATTTCATCTGTAGTAAGTTGTATTTTATAATGACAATATGCATATAAAACTCCTCCGAAATTTTTACTTTTATTAATAATAACAGGCAATGAACCAAATGATAATTGTGACAAATTCTCGTCAATATTTGTAACAATCTCTTTTTTATTTATATTCAGTACAAATTTGTTATTTTTATAAGAAAGAGCAATTAAAAGTGGTACATCTGCCAAAAGGAAATCAATTGGAAATTCGTCGTCTATATTAAAGATTGTAGAACCAAATGTTACATTGATACTTGCATATTTATCACTTTTTTTGGTGATATTTATAGCAATTGTATTTGCTACATTTGTAACGACATTATCTTTTACAACAGAAGTTGTATTACATGGTATTTCGTATAAAATCAAAGGTTCATTTGCAATTTCTCTTATTCTGAAAATTAAAATAGATGTGAATTCATCAACACTATATTTATCATTATCATTTGAATATTGAAAGGCATTTGGTCCTTTCAATGATGTTTTATTCAATACAACACCTGTTATATCATGATAAGATACGTTATTTTCAAAAGTAACAACATTATCCATATTAAAATACATATTTGTGTTTTCCTGAACAGACAAAAGTTTTTGTTTATCAAACATATAATTATACCATTTTAAATCATTGAGTGATACACTATTACCATTATTTAATGTCGAAATCAGCAGATAAATATCAGATTCATGAGGTAATTGTAATAATTCATTTTTATTTGATTCTAATTCAACATCATTGATGTTAGTATTACTACTTTGGGCATTTTCAAAAAACTCTTTATTTTTAATAGACACCTTTTTGAGAAAAACATTTTTCAAAATTATAAAACTCAATGTCATAGTAACACCAAATAATACAGACACATAATATATGTATTTTTGTTTCAAATTCGACATTCCTATCTACTATAAAAATATATAAAGATTTATATGTATTTATTACATAAATAAATGTCTTCGACAATCGAAGTTCTCGATAGCAGTAGCGAAAGTGGAAGTGATGAAAAAAATTCTGAATGCAAAAATGTATGTAATAGTGATGAAGAAGATTATGAAGAAGAAAGTAATGATTTAGAAGGTATTTTTTTAATGGGAGAAGGCAGGGATATGTCAACTGAAACTCTTGTAAACCTTTTTTCAAATTTATTGAAAGATGAAGATAGTGGACATACTGTAGGAACAAGTCTTGCCAATATTGCAAACGAATTACATACATTTAATCATAATTTCAAGAAATATGTACATCACATATCAAAAAAATAAATATATAAGAAAATAAATTATATTACAAATATAAAATGTCTTCAATTGATCAAATGAAAAACGATATAGAAAGCATAAACAGTTTTGCAACAAACTTTTCAGCTAAAACACAAAATATTTCGGAGAAAGCTGAAGAAGTATTAAATAAATTAGATCATATCATAAAAATTGAAAAGAATAATGAAAGTTTTCTTCTTGCTTTGAATTCGAGTTTAAGTGAAGTAGAACTTGACAACAAAATACAAGAAATCAAAGAAAAACAACAATCTATCACAGAAAAACAAAAAGAATACATCACAATTATCGAAAATAATGGTAAAAATATTCAAAAAATTAAACAATCTCTTGATAAAAAACAAGATAAAATCAAAGAAATATTCGATAGCGTTGATAATCTTGAAAAAAGTATGTCACTAATTAATACAAATTAAACTATCCCATTCTTTTTTTTCAATTTTGACATTTTTGTTATGCTCTTTTTTATATAAACCATATGGACCTAAATGTAAATATGTGTTATCATCTAATTTCTTGGGCAAAGATTTCAGAAATTTCAATTCATTTTCTTGTAGTTCATCGACACTCTTTTTTTTCCATTTTAAATAAGATTCAATATTCGTATATTTATTAGTCGTTTCATTATAATAACAATATCCATATTTTGTTTTCAGTATACCACTCTTTTTAACACTTATCGGTTTTGTTTCAACACTATTCGGTTGAATATGATCTTCATAAAATTTTGTCAAAACGTCTTTTTTTGTAAACTCTTTTTTGGTAATCTTATCTAAAATCACTTCCATATTTGCTGTGAATGAAATATCAAGAAGAAATGGGGTTTTAGTTTCTAAAAATTCAATAATATTTTGCCCTGTAATTGTTGGAATCAACAAATCATTTCTATTTATACTTGTATCTATTACAATATCTTCATCTGTAACTTTTTCTTTTTTAATAGTTCTCTGTTTGAATTTCATTTTCTGTCCAGAATATGTTTTTTTCTCAACATATTTCTTTTCAAATATTTTTTGAACTATAGAAGAATATGTAGATGGTCTTCCTATACCATTCTTTTCTAATTCTTTGATTAACGTGATCTCATTATATAAGGTCGGTAAATTATCTATATTTGGTTGACATTGATATTTATGAATTTTTACTTGTTCGATGTCTAATTTATATTTTTCAATATCATCTATTTTTTGGTCATATATTATCAAATAACCAACATAAGATAATAGAGATTTTATGTATTTGAACACGTAATCATTCTCTTTATTTTTAATTTCAGTGCAAATTTCAGTATATTCAGATGCAACCATTTGTGAAGCAACTGTTCTTTTCCATATAATACCATATAGTTTTCGACAATCTTCATTTAAATCACATTGTATTCTATTTACATCAGTTATACGAATAGCTTCATGTGCTTCTTGAGCATTGGTGATTTTGTTTTTATGACTTCTAAATTGTGATTTTCCTTTAAAATTTTGTTCTATATATTTTATTATTTTGTTCTTGAACTCATTTGAAATATTTGTAGAATCTGTTCTCATATATGTGATCATACCATTCTCATATAATTGTTGTGAAACCATCATTGTTTTTTTAGAAGTAAACTTAAATTTATTATATGCATCTTGTTGTAAACTTGTTGTTGTATATGAAGGTGGTGGACTATGTGTTAAGGTTTTTTCTGAAGTTTTTATATTATATGGAATATTAAAATTGAATAAAGATATAATATCTATAGTATTTGCCCAATCTTCTCTGACAAGATTAGTGTTTTTGTATAATTTGAATTCATAAACATTGTTATTTTTAAAAAATCCGGAAATTGTCCAAAAACTATTGATTTTTTTTTCTATCAATTCATGATATCTTTTGAGACAAAACATTAATGCGATTGTTTGTACCCTTCCAACACTCAATGTATTATCATTGAACTTCGACCATAATGTTGGAGATAATTTATATCCAACAAGTCTATCAACAAATCTTCTTGTTTCTTGTGCTTCAATAATATCTTCATCTATTTTTCTTGGATTATTTAATGCATTTTCAAGTGCACTTTTTGTAATTTCATTGAATTCTATTCTATGATACACCTTATGTTTTAATAGATCTTTTATATTATTCCAAATATGATATGCTATAGCTTCGCCTTCCATATCTGGATCCGAAGCCAAATAAATGATGTCAGTATTTTTAACACATTTTCTTATATTTTTGATAGCTTTTTCATTTGTAATATTATATTTACCTATCCAACTGTTTGTATCTATACCTAATTCATTTTTCGGAAGATTATCAAAATGTCCATATGAACATATAACATCATATTCATAATTCAGTAATTTTGATATAGTCTTAATTTTGGTACCACTTTCTACGATCAATAATGGTTTCATTTTATAAAGACAAATAAAAAAATAAAAATCATTTTTTCAATATCTAACCAATCTTCAGATTCTTTTTCAATTCAGAATATTGATACATTAAATTTTCTGCGGTATCAACTGGTAAAACATCATATTTTGTTGAATAAAATTCGGGACCATTTCTTGATTCTCTATTTATTATTGTTCTGAGAGGATAGAGATCTTCTAATTCAAACAATTGTACATTCATTTTATCGTCATTATCAATTAAACAAAAATATATTGTGGATATTATTCTCTTTTTATTAGCAATAGAGTAATATGAATTTGGATAATCGAAATTTATATCAAACATTCCATTTGATTGTACGACATGTTTATTAGGTGTGTTATCGAAAGCAATAGTTGCACAAGGGAATGGTAATCCTTGTCCAGAATAAGAAGATTTTTTATCAAATGTATTTGGTGCAATAATAACGACATACTTCAAAGTTTGAAAATTTAAAATACTACCTTTTATATTTATTCTACAATTATCAATGTTTGTCAAGGAAGCTTTAATATAATCTGTGTTAAATTCCATAATACACCTTTATAAAGATAGAATATAAAAAAATTAGTATTGACGACCATCTCCTAATCCATTAGGGTTGGTTTCTGATCTAGAACAAGAAACTTTATCACATTTTATGACATATTTTTCAGGAAGCATAGTTCCAGGATCAGTGAATGGACGGGTACAAGGACCGCACATTAAATTATTGGCAGCATCTTGTGCATATTGTGCCATTAATTTTTCGGCATTTCTCTGTAAATATAGTCTTGATTCATAACTGGAGACGGTAATAGAATTGTCTTTTAATTGATTAGTTAGATCATTGGAAACCATACATTTAGTTCTATAGTCTGTGAATAATCTTCCATCACTCATCTTTGTAGGACATTGATTTCCATCAATAGAGGAACAGCAACTCATATATATTCTATAGTAATAACAGAAGTTTTTTTATCTTGACATAATTCGTTCAATTAAAATATTTTTGTTCCCGACAGTTGATAATTGTAAATCTTTACAAATATCCTTGAGTTTATCCATATTCATTTTTGATAAAGAAGATTTAGAAAATTCAGTTTCATTTGTTGAAAATATTGTTTCAATTTCTTCATCTAAATCATTAATTTCAGAAGTAATATCTTCGATATCTTCAATCTTAACATTATTATCATCATTTTGTTTATCAATGTTTTCATTAACCTTTTCATCACTTTTTTCATCAATTATTTCACATTTATCTCCAACGCATTTTTTGGTATCTCCAAAAACATCATTCATAATATCTTCTGCCATTTCCATAGATACATTATCGACATACTGTTTATCAATCATATCTCGAAAAGTATTGTTTTCTTTCTTTAAATTTGTGATTTTTTTCTCTAAAACTTTAATATAAAGTTCGGAATCTGTTATTTTCCTCCAGATGAACAAAAATATAACTATTACTATAATAAGAACAACGGAAATACCGAAATAATATGATATATTAAACAACATTTTTATCTTATAATTTCACTACATATTTTGTTTTTCATATTTATCGCACTATCGATTACAGATTCTGGAAAATCTTTCGAAGATAATAACTCAATCGCAATACATTGGTGCGAAGATCCTCTTTGTATTGTATATGGAAATAAGAAACCTTCATTTGTTGGAATAGCATTCACCGATAAATTTATAAAACTATCTGGGTAATTATTTTCAAGTAATGTTAATTTATAAAAGTGTGTTGTTAATAAAACATTTATATTTTTCATAGTTCCTAAATGCTCAGCTACTGCGTAAGCAGTTGACATTCCTTCAGTCGGAGGCGTAGAATGCATTGGTTCATCGAGTAGAAACAATCCTTTTTTATTATTTTTATGTAATTCATTCGCTTTATATATCATATTTTTACAATATTCCGCTTCTGTTTCAAAATAAGATCTCGTTCCTAAAATATCGGATATTCTCATAAGTGATGATATTGTATCATATATCATAACCTGGGATTTGATACAATTTGATATACCAAATGTCTGAGATAATACGATATTTGATAAAATTGTTTTAATATATGTTGTTTTACCTGCTGCATTTGGACCTGTTACAATGATATTTTTTGATAAATCAACCGGATTACTCATTTGTTTCTTTTCCAAAACAGGATTTTTAGCACCCCACATCAATGTCTTGACACCATATTCTGTTTTACACCAATTATGTGAATCAACTAAATTGCCAATACTGTGTATAATATCAATTGTATATATTTTAATTAGTATTTCGGATAATTCATTTCTTGTTTTATTATCTTTCCACAACTTATATATATTGGTAAAATTTGAGGTTTTTGTTTTATTGTATTTTACTGATACAAAATTTTCAATTAAATTACGAGGTACCGATTCTATTATATGTGTAGCCTGTTTTAAAAATATATTCATATTGGAAATCTTTTTGTTAATAGATTGTTTCACGTTATATAGCATTACAGAGTATTCAACTGTTTGATATAAGTTGTAGATAAACAAAAATATATATATAGATACTGTGATAAGTTTCAATAAGTTTGCTTTTAATGATAAATTGTTAAAAGTAAATATCATTTTGAAAAATTTCATAATCATATTCATATAAGTTTTTATTGATATATTGAATCTAAGATGATTATTTAAATAATATAATGGAGCAAACAAAGATAGAAAAGGGTATATAATAGCAGTGACAGGTATATAATAAATTTTATAAGTATGATAACATTCGAGCAAAGTATCGAAATTATTTATATATGATAACAAGAAATGCGAAGGATATAGAATATTAACTAAATTATTATCACATAGTTCTTCATCTAATTTGTAAATCCATAAGACATCATCTTCGAAATCATCTAATAAAGACAAATCGATATCGAATTTTTCGAGGGATAACTGTCTATCTTTGAGAACTTTGACATCATTGATAGGATTTTTGATAATTTTTTTTATTAATAACTTGCTACCAGATAATATAGGAAGTTTTTCACACCAATTTTCAATACAAGTATCCTTATACACATCAGATGCTATATCAATTGATGGATGAAGTACACAAGTATCAATTAATGATTCAAGTATTGCTTTTTTTTTAATTTCCGTAAATTCAAGTAATTTGTTTCGATCTTCTTCAAAGCTCATATTAAATATAAATTGTATATTTTTATTGTTGAAACTACCGCATGAAAAAAATGATAAAAAACTGAAGTAAATACATAATTCAAATGATTAGTCTTAATTACAGAGGATCATTGCATTTTATAGATAATGAACCCTATGAAAGTATTGATGATACCTATTCGAGAGGATGGTATATAATGAAGAACCAAAATATGAACGAAAAATATGAAAACTTATATTCAAAATCGATTATAATGATAAATAAAAATAAAGGAATGGTTTATTGAACTAAATCACCATTTAAAACATTTTGCATCATTTCTTCAAACATACCCCCTTTTTGTTTTTTTGAAGATGACTTGGATTTAGTAGAAACCTTTTTAACAATTGATTGTAATTCAAAAGGTTGAGTTACAGCAGTTCTCAAGCCTAATATAATTAATGCCACTACGAGACTTGTTGGATCATACATACCCCCCTTTTGCTGGTTTCCACCAGTTTGTTCTTCAGATGCCTGACAAGAATTTCCACCAGTTTTTTGTTGTTGTTGTTGTTGTTGTTGTTGTTGTTGTTGTTGTTGTTGTTGTTGTTGTTGTTGTTGTTGTTTACCGCCTGTTTTTTGTTGTTTTTTACTATCTGTTTTTTGTTGTTTACTACCTGTTTTTTGTTGTTTACTACCTGTTTTTTGTTGTTTCTTACCACCTGTTTGCACGTTTTCTGATAGAACTTCTTCTTGTGCTTGTTTCTGTACTTGTTCCTGTACTTGTTCTTGTTCTTGTTCTTGTACTTGTTCTTGTTCTCCGCCATTCTGGCAAGTATTACCACCTGTTTTTTTCGTTTTACCACCTTTCGTTGGCATATTTTATTAGCACAGTATCTATATATTAAGAAGTTTTTATTTTCAAAAAAAAGAAAACTAAAAATATCGCAGCCATAGTTGTCAAAAAATTTAGAAGCACAAAAAATATTACAAAAGGAATTATGTAATATAATAAGTATACTAATACCGGTTTAATGATTTCTGTTCGAATATCAGATTTATAAATCTCGTCTTTTATATATTCTATTATAAAATTTATGAGATGTTCATGGTTTTTATTTTCATTCGTTGTCATAGTTAATACTATATCTTACTAAATAACAGAAAATACTTTTGATATCAATACACAGTATATTATTGGACGATTTTGTTCAATGTAATGTCACTTATGTTTAAATTTCTTAATCGTATCTTGATAAATAGATATTTGTTTCAATCACAAAAGATGATATAAAAGTAATATCTTACTAATTATCATAAAATACTTTGAATGTCAACACTCGATATATCATTTGATGATCTTGTTGATAAAAAAAGGTATTATCAATGTAAAGTCTCTGATAGTATAATATATGATTTTTTTGACGCTAAAGTTAACAAAATTGTGCAAACAAAAAATGGCTTCAAATTGTCAATATTTTTAAAAGAAAATGATATGAAATATTTTGATGATTTTGATAAAAAGATATTAGAATATTTTCAATCAAAAAATCAAATATGGTTCGACAATAACTTAACCGAAGATGATATAAAAGAAATGTATAACCAAATGTATTGTCATCAAAACAAAACCATAGATATTGATATTACGGAAAAAACCGTAATCAAAAAAAACAATGAATGTGTTGAAATTAAAGATGTATATGATCAACTTAAAGAAGATCATGTAGTCTTAGATGTCAAAATTCAATATATCGGATTCAATACATATAATGATTTGATAGAAAATAAATGGATAATAAAGAAAATCAATATCAGTCAAATAGATGATATTGTAGAAGAAGATAAAAATTCGATTGAAAAATTTTGGCAAAACTCTGTAGATGATTGTATAAATATTTTGGATAAAGAGATTGTTAAAATATATGAAAAAAAAGAGATGTTGAAGAAACTTATGTGTGAATTAAAAAATAAAGAAACACAAGATAAAACTTGGGAGAATAAAATAATCGAAATCAGAGGTTTTGTTCAAAATATTATATTTTCAAGATAATAGATAGAGTATATAATATTTAAGAGATGAAAATTGTATTCTTCGCAATAGCTGCTGTTATTACATTATTTGTATTACTTGTTATTACTTATAATTATAAATGTCAAATGGATAATGTTGAAAAATTTAACTCTGAAACTTCGATGGCTGAAAAGGATCTTGAGAACAGAAATTTAGACTATATTTCAAGTGGTATTGACGGATATTCCGCAGCTGATCCCCAGGGCAATGAAGTTTATAAATCATTAGAAGAAACTACTGGTGATTTTAAAACACAAACTGCAGGAAGTACCTGTATTTCAAAAGATAGATTAACTTCAAGTGATCTTCTTCCAAGTGAAGCAAATAGTAAATGGGCAGAATTAAATCCTCAATGTTCCGGTGATGTCCAAGATCAAAATTATTTAACAGCCGGATATCATGTAGGTATAAATACTGTGGGACAATCTTTAAGAAATGCAAATCTTCAACTTCGTCATGAACCACCTAATCCTCAAATCCCTATTTCTCCATGGCAAATCAGTACAATTGGTCCAGATTCAAGAGTATCTGGACTTCTTGATATCGGATCACCGCCAGTTTATTAAATTTTAAATTCTTTTTTCATTTATGAAACTTTAATTTTTTCACAAACGCACTTGTATTTAAGGATTTCAATTGATATTTTATTAAATTTAACGAAATGGTAGAAACTTGTCGTGACTTGTTATTATCATCTTTATCTGTTTTTTATGAAAATAATACAGAATATAAATATCTGTTAAAAGAAATTATCGATGGACACCATAAATTATCATTGAGATTAATTGATTGGTTTGTTACACATTATTCAAAAACGCATAATATAAGTTATTGGATAACAGCAGATAATTATCATCTTGAAATGCCGTTGGATTATGCTAAAGATCAAATTCCAAAAAGAATTTCATTATATATGGATTATAGAGATCAATTAAAATCTTATACAAAAATAAATTTTGATTCTTTTCGAAGACACACACGAATAACATTTGTTATTGATCCAAATAAATATAACTTTATTGACACTACCGTTGGTCAGTTAAATTTTTTTAGATGGATCTTCAAAAATAAAATTTTACAATATATTGAAAATAATTATGACACTATCTACAACGATATGATCTTGAATAATTGTAAATTGACCAAAAAAATCATTTCAAGTAAAACTCAAGGTATTACAAATACATTATGTACCCTTCATTTCGATTAAAATGAAATCATTGTTATCTCGTATTCTGGTAGAATTGTCAATGTTATCATATTATTATAAAACCCGATCTTATTGTCCACAATTGAAACACCATAAACTATATTACTGATATACGTTGTGATGGTATTGATATGAAATAACGAATATAGTATTTGATAATCTACATTGACCACTCTAATACCTTTATAACTAACGTTAATAATCAAAGAATATTCTAATATTTTTTCTTTTAGGATCGATACGTTGAAAGATCTATATTTAATATTTGTGTATAAACTCAAATTATAAGGCAGATTAGTTACATCATGTAAAGATGAATTTTCTGTTTTTATAAACAATCTTGTATTGTTGGATACATTTTCAATATAATTGCATGTATTATTTTCAACTGTTTCAAGCTTTGTATTTAAAAACGACACATTATCATTCAATGTTTTTTCTAATGAAAATATTTGCGATTCAACTAAATTGTTTATGTAATTATCCAATGTTGTATCTTGTTTCATATTTATACCCAGTACACGTAGTTTATTAACAGTTAAGGTTCCAAAGATAACAAGATCTCTGTTATAAATTCCATTTTTGATATAATTATTATTTATTCCATTTTGTATATTGTCAAGTGAAATATCTGAAATGTTTACAGTAAATCTCTCGTCAAAAAGTGTATTATTAAAATATAAATTTGAACTTCCTACTGCTAATTCATCTGTTGTCATGATAGGTTGTTCCAATTCTACATTTTTCCAGAACATTTCACCATCATCTTTGAGTGTTAAAAACATATTACTTGTTGTTTCTGGATAATCCGGAAGATAGTACTGTATATTTGATGTTATATTGGAACTTATTCCCAATGATAAAAATTTATTTGAAGTTAAACTACCTAATATTATATTATTAGTACTCAATCCTTTATTAATATACAAATCAACATCATCATTGCTTGTATTTATTATATTTTCAAATTCTATATTGTTTTTATCAAAACCAATTGCTGTTTTTATATGATCGTATTTATTATCAAATCCTATAAATATAGTTTCACAATTTTCAAAATTATCATGTTTCACAAATGTGTTGTGTATATTTAAGTTATAATTACTATTTAATGTCAAACCATTTCCAATAATTGTACAGTTACTATAACCTTGCATGTCGATATTATTATCATGACCAATTACAATTGATTTATCAATATTGAGAGTATTTTGAGATCCAAATATCAAGATATCATCTCCTTGTACATTATTATCATTTCCAGACACAATATTACTATTGCCAATATTACTATTATTTTGACCATATGTTAATGAATGTGAACAAGTATAATTTTCTAATCCAATTGATATAATAAATTGTTGATTTTGCTCTGTATTTTTATTTGTTCCAATTATAATATTACTTGAAGAATTATTACCAATATCTTTCCCTGAATTTGCTCCAATAAAAGTATTGAAATAAGAAGACTTCCCTAATGAACTACTTCCACTATTTGTTCCTATATATGTATTATTTTGATTAGTTTCTTCATTTAAACCATTACCTGCATTTTCCCCAAAAAACGCAGACCCTTGTGTATTAAAATAAATATTATCTAATAATTCACTCGGAACTCCATTGATAGCAGAACCATCTGCACCAATAATCAAGTTATTGAATCTTGAAGTCATGTCTTACTCTTTATATAAGAGTAAATATCTGATATATCAAACTCAAAGTACCAAGTGTGAAAACTAAACAATAAACTGGTGCTACTATGTATGAAATATTAATATTTTCATGATCATATAATGATATTTTATTATCGATTTTATTCATTATTTTATTCCTGAAAAAAAAGTTGGTTTCAGAATCATTGTATAAATTTTCAACAAAATTTAAATCAAATTCTTTTGAACTTTCCATTTATATATATTTAAAGTAAATTATTTTTATATATTGATAAATTAGAAATATGAAAGGTGTAAAAGCAGCTTACTTAAAAAAAATAGATGAGATGTATAAAAATTATATGAAACAAAAGAAAATAATGATTGGTGGAAACAATTGGATTGTTAATAATTCAGATATTTATGATTTGTCTCACATTAATTTAGATGAGCAATTCAAAATTCAAATGAATCAAGTCAATTCCACCCCTTCATCACAATTAGCTTTTTAAACTACTCTCAATAGAAATATAACTTTTTCAATTGATTATATGGTTTATATTTAGTTTCTGGAATATATTGTTTGTTTTTATAAACTTTTGAAAATTTTTCAATTACATTTAGCATTTCTCTTGATTTTATCATAAATCTTTCTATTGACTTATGAATCTCATCATGTGGTTTTATACCATATGTATGTTTAAATACTGAAGGAACAATTATCACTAAAGAATACATCAGGTCTGTAATATTATCTCTTACATCAATAAATTGTGGTAAAAATACATCAGGATCATACCGTTCTGTTAATATATATATGTATATTTTCATCAATAAGTTAAGATTGATAAGAATATCACTATAACGTGATTTATCGTATTTCTTTACAAATCTCAAATTTTCGATAAGTTCAATAAATTCTTGATTTTCTTTAATATACTTCATTTTTTTAGGAAATTTTTGTAACATGAACAAATCTTGATTGGTTTCATTTCTTTTTTCAATATCTTTATCGAATTTTTTGATAACATTGTTCTCCACAATTTCACGACTATTTGCAAGATTTTGTAAATAATATAACGATAGTATAATTATAATAATTGATATAATCAATGCAATTTGATTACGTAAAAGCATATTTGCACTGGTGTAAAATACAAAAGCGATTATTAAAGCCAATATGTATATTTCAGTTTGTACATTCTCTGGTAAAAATTTCATCTTTAAAATCTAGTTATAAAAAAACTAAATACTTGAACCGTCAATAAAATATATTATAAATGATAAAATAATTAAAACAATACCTAAAAAATATTTTCTTTCTTCCTTCAAAAAGATTGTAAATAATCTTGATATATAAGTCTTATTTGATAAATATTTCCTTTCAGTTAATAATTCAGACGTTTCATTTATAATATTAATTATTGTTTCCAATGTTTCGTTATATAACTCGGATATAGTATATTCTTTTATCATTTTTTTAATCTTAATATTCTCAGCCTTTGGTAATATATCCATTACTTGATTGAATTTATTTTCAATTTTTGTTTCAATCAATTTATCCCAATTTTCAGGAACCTTTATTTCTGTCTCGACAGTTTCACTTGATTTTTCGCTCATTCTTATTCGAATACAAGATTATTTTAAATAATCATGACACACATTAGATAATATCCATCAAGTCAATATTCGATATAAGATTTCTTCTACAGCAATATCTTGTCAAACCTAACTTATCCAAAATATCTTTTGTATGAATATCATCAAAATGTTTATACATTTGATCGTTATTTTCTTTACCTTCCAACTTCATTTTTTCAACTTCGTTATTATAATAGTCAACTTTATCAGCAATCACCTTTCCACATGTAAAACATCGAATTGGTACAATCATGACCAACCTTTAATATAAAGATACTAAAAAAATAATCATTTTTTATTTTCACATGTTTTTATAGACATTTTTTTTTTGTGTATTATTTGTATAGGAAAGGGAAAATGTCTATACATATTTTAAATACAAGATTAACTTCATTAGAAAGCCAATTTAAAAACATATCAATTAATTCTGATGGAAAAGATGAACAAAATATTGATTCTAAAATTGAAAACTTTGAAAAATCTTTCGATGATAAATTACAAGTATTTAGTGAAAATATAGAAGATAAGTTTTCAAAATTAGAAAACAATAACAATGCTTTTATTCAAAAACTTAATGAAAGTATGAATTTACTTGTCAAAAAAATTGAATTACTTGAAAAGAACATTGAAAAAAATAAGGCTTCTCAAGTTGAATCTATGAAGCAATTGCAAAGTAAAGTAAACTCTTTACAATCAACTGATTAAACTAATCATATTTAGATTTTCTTTTTTTATACTCTTCTAACATATATTGATTATATTGGTATATATTTATAGCATTGTTCAATATTGACGAACTTTTTGATATTAATCCTTTTTCAGTTTTGAGTTTCAAACAGGCATCTTTCATATACATTTGTGCTTTTTTATAATCATTCAGTTTATAATATAACAGTCCCATTGTATATGTAATATCCGGACCCTTGAGATCTTTCACATTATCATATATCCGTTCTGCTGTTTGTGTTGCATTATCCTTCTCTTTATCATCCATATTTTCAATTGATTTAATAATTTTTTGTATTTCCATATATTCCTTACTTTGATACAAAATATTTTCTGTATTCACAGATGATGGAAAAATTCCTAATTTTGATCCTTCCAAAAATGTATGTTTATTCAATATACATACTTTACATTCATGTGTAGACATAAATTTTGAAACACTGGTTTTGAAATTATATTTAAATGTTTCAAAATAATCATATAATTGTTGTGCCATTTTTGGTTTGATTAAATAAGAACTTTTATTTAATATATTTTTAGTATGATTAACGATATTATCTATGTATATTTCCTTTTCTCTATCATTGAAAGAAATACATGTTAAAATCATGTCCCATTCAGTGAATTCATTTTTTGAGAGTTTAATCAAAAGTTCTTTTATATTATCAACATAATCTATATTTATTAAAGCGTCATCTTCCAATACCAGATTTATTTCGTTATCACCCGATGCTATTGTTTTAAGAATATGTCGGTGTTTCTCAATATTAGAAATTGTTTGAATATTTAATGGTGTTATATTGTAATCAACATCATCTTCTTTTTTTGTATAATCGACACGATTGTTATATTTCTCGATATTTTCTTGAATATATTCAGGATTTGGTTGTGAAACAGAAAAAAATCCAATATTTATTTTCAAATCATCTGATATCTCTTTGATTTTTGTTAAAGTTGAATTTATATATTTCGTTCTATTATCAAGATGTTGAGAAATAACAGTATAAATATTAATACATTTCATTTATTTTATGTTATTAATAATTGTTTATATCAATTAAAATAAAAAATGAATAAAGAATAACAAAGATATAAAACATATATTATGGAGTTCTGTGATATTTGCGACAATATGTTATACATCAAATCGAATGAAAACAAAAAAATGTTGAAATATTGTAAACATTGTCCTTTTACCGTTGAAAATACAAAAACAGGGGCTATTAAAATTTCTGAAACTATGTACTCGGACGATGATCTTTTATATAATCAAAATATTAATAAATATCTCAGATTTGATCCTACTCTAAGAAGAATTAACGATGAACAAACAAAATGCAATAACAATGATTGTCTTTCAAATACTGCTAATAAAGATCAACAAGTTCTTTATATTAAATATGATCCTTTGAATATGAAATATCTTTATGTTTGTGATCATTGTGGAAATATTTGGCGATAATGAAAAAAATGATATTATATAATCTTATATTATTATAATAATGGAAGTTGATATTATCGTGAATAATGTCAAAGAGATGTTAATTGATCGTGGTGATAATATTGATGAATTTGAAGAACACGAAGTTGATATCTCAAGAGACGAGTTCTATAATGACAGAAATATTATTGAATTTCATACTTCAAATCACACTATTATATTTGCATTAACCAAAAAACTAAGAAGAAGTGTATTAGATGAACTCAAAGAATTCGCAAAAACAGATATTATGAAATATACTGAAAAATATAACGACAAAAAAAATATAATTCTCATTTTCAACAATGATACTGTTTCTGCACCGATTTTACAACAATTATCTTCATATGACAAAAATTTACAGAAAAACGGCGGTCATTTACAATTCTTTCATATCAAAAATTTACTTTATAACCCTTCTAAACATCACTTAGTTCCGAAACATAAAAAACTAAATCAAAATGAAATAACTGATTTAATGGAAAAGTACTTAATCAAAGGTAAGGTTCAAATGCCGTTTATTTTACAAAATGATGTTATTGCCAAATGGATGGGATTAAGACAAGGTGATATCGTCAAAATTGACAGATATAATGAAAACAGTGGAATATCCTATTATTATAGGGTATGTGTTTAAAATGGTTTTATATATATTTTTTTTATATGATTTTATTAAAGGAAAATATAATTCATGGCCTTAAATCAGAATTTACAGACATTGAAAGCCAAATTATCCAGGTATTGTAGTAATAACTTATTTGATAATAGTGCAGTTATTGATTACATAAATAAAATTGATGAACCAGAATCTGGCACAGACTATGAAAAAAGTTTAAAAGCCATTCTATCTCTTGATCTTGATTACTTTGATGGTGATGATAATTATACAAAACTTATAGATTTTGTTTATAAATTCAATTTGTTCAAAGAGATACTTAAAGATATACGCACCACGGTAGATACAGACATTGATAATTATAAAAGTTTGAAAAACAATGGTCAATATTCCATTGCAATGACAGAAAAATTATTTTCAGCAAGTATAACTTCATTGGAACTCTTAATATCAAATTTGAAAACAAGTTTTACTACTTCTGATGATGCTGAAAAATTTAATAAATATTTAAGCAATTTTACAAATACAATTTCAACGAACTTAAATATAACTTACACTACAGAAGGTATTAAAGCTTATGAAATAAATGATGAAGATGATATCAAAAATCATGTTTTTATGATGGTATCAATGACTTCTCCAAATGAGAAGTCTCAACTATTTGCTTTAAAAAAATTATTCGAAATGATAGAAAAATTCATAAAATTATATGTTTTTTCAAAAAGTTTAAAATTAAATGGAAATTCTGCCGATGTGTGTTCTTATTTTAACAATATTAGAGATGAATTTCCGACAAGTGATATAATTAACCAAAGTGATATACAAAACATGTATCAAATAATCTCTTTTACTGGAATGTCGTATGATCAATCTACAAAACAATTGACAAAAGTCAATCAAACTGTGAGTACTACATTAACTAATTTATTTGAAAAATCACCTGATGAAATTTTAGTTTTATATGATAACAGGGCATATCAAGTACAAACTTTCAAAAAAACAGTAAATTCAATAAATTCCAGTAATTATAATATTGAAATTGAATTAAAAGAAAAACTTGTAAATCAGTTAAGTAATAGTGATCCTGGTATCGAGATCAAAATAATAGAATCAAATAACAAAGAAAGTTTCAAAAGAAAGTTTTTAGAGACTGGAAAAGAATTAAGATTATTAAATGGTAATATATTAGATTCTAAAAACAAAATAAATTATATTTACGAAAAGTCTACAGCTCAAACTGAAATTCTCAATTCGTTAGATACGTTTCTTGTAATTTATTATATATGTATTGCAATCATTATTGCAATATATATCGCATTAATTTTCATAAGCAAGTCACAAATCAAACAATACGGTACAATAGGAGCTTTTATTATAGCGTTATCAATGAATATATCTAATCAATTCTTACCTCAAAAATCTATTGTAGAAAACTTCACAACAGACATTCAATGTAATCAAACTGATACAACAAGAAAAAAAATAGATTTTATTCAACAAAAAATAGCAATATTTATGGATTATTTTGAAATATACATTGATGATGTGCAATCTGAATTGAATAGTTTAGATGTCACAAACGTATTTACACAAATATATGGATTGATGGAAAATGAAAAGAAAGCATTTATAGAACATGATAAAGTATACAAATATAAAACCAAAATGGGTAGACAAGGAATTGACATTATAAAACAAGATATTATTGAACGAATAGCATACATGTATTTAATATCATCTTGTATTCTTATTGTAACAATTGTCTTTTTATTATATTTATTTGCACCACAATACGTTAGTATCTATATAACAATAGCTGTGATATTAATAATATATTTACTGACAATATATTATTACAAGATTATACAAGTCGTGAACACAAAATCGAGTAATAAATATTGGACAAATATAAGCGAAACAACAATGGAAAAATTATCATAAATAACAATTCAAAAGTATATAAAACATATACTGGTTTTATAACCAAATGTCAGAAGATAATGCTGATGAAAACAAATCCGAAGAATCTGAAGAACCTATAGATTCAAATAAAACAAGTAGCTATCAACCCTCTACAGAAGAATTTAGCGAAGAAATAAGTGATGAAGAAAATGATGTTGAATCTGAAAATGAAATAATGTGTATAATAGACGCAACCAAATTACGACAAAGTATTTTGGCAAATTTACCCAAAAAAAGAAAAAATAGGCTATCGAGTAATGATACAGATAATCAATGTAAAAAAAATAAATACAATGAAATACTAAAGAAATATAATAGCACTGAAAAAAATCATTTTAACAGCATTGAAAATAATGAAAAAGAAAAACTATATGAAATAGAAAAAGATCTTGAAGTTTGTAGATTTGATGAACCCAATCAACCATTGCGATTCAAAATATTAAAAATGAACATTCCGAATAGCACAAAAAACATTCTTATTTCCAAACTTGAACAGTATAATAGAATGATGCCTGGTTCTGGAGAATATTGTAAATTAGGTAATTGGTTGAATTTCTTTTCAAAAATACCTATAGGAAAATATCATAATTTACCTGTTTCTGATCGTGAAACAGATATTCAAGTTTACCTTAAAACAGTCAAAGATCTTTTTGACAAATCTATTTTTGGTCACAATGATACAAAAGAACAAATTATTAGAATTTTGGCACAATGGATAAGTAATCCAAATAGTTGTGGATATGTTATTGGTATACACGGTAGTCCTGGTGTTGGTAAAACAAAACTTATCAAGACTTGTATAAGCAAAGCAATGAATATCCCATTATCATTTATCTCATTAGGTGGTATAAGTGATTCAGCTTATCTGAATGGACATAATTATACATACGAGGGAGCTACTTATGGTAAAATAACAGAAAGTTTGATTAAATCAGGTGTCATGAATCCTGTATTTTTATTTGATGAACTTGATAAAGTTTCAAATACAAGTCGTGGTGAAGAAATTATAAATACTCTTATTCACATCACTGATTCTGTACAGAATGATAAATATACTGATAAGTATTTTGAAGAAATTGATTTAGACTTATCAAAATCTCTTATCATTTTTACATATAATGACGAAAACCTTATTAATCCTATTCTTAAAGATAGAATGATAACTATAAAAGTCCCTGGTTATAATTCTAAAGAAAAGATGAGTATTTGCAAAGATTATATTATACCAGAACTTTTACCAAGATATAATTTAAAAGTTGGTGATATAGTTTTTGAAGAAAAACTTCTACAACACATTATTGAAAACAATCAAGAAGATGGTGTGAGAAATATAAAAAATATTGTCAATGATATTATTTCGTGGGTAAATATGATGAAATACATACCAACTGATAATATCAAAATAAAATATCCATATCATGTTTCTTACGACTTTTACATTAGATATTGTAATAAATATGAAAAACCCCCTAATATGACAATGTGTTCTATGTATACGTGATAATTGTATTAGATTCAACTATTTGGTTGATTGTTTCTATTTTTATAAGCTTATTGAATTGTTCCAAGCATTCAATTGTATTATTTGAAGGTTTATCATTTGTGTTAAGAATTTTAATTTCTGATATATCTTTTTTAAATATTCCTAAATGATGAACATATAATTTAAATAACCCTAACATATTTATGGTTGTATCATACCAGGAATACTGATATACCATCAATCTGAATTTTATTATTTTTTTGTTTATTTCATTATAGTCAATTTTCACACCATATTTATGTATCAAGACGTCTATGAAATAATTTATCATATTTGCTGAAATGTTTGTTTGTAATGTTATATACGGATTGTTTATTCTAAAATCATATTTGATATATTTTTCTGTCATTTTCGATAAAATCATACATATTTTGATTGTGTCTTCTATACTTTCATCTTCATATTTCAATTTTGATACGAAAAGTTTATTATTGTATTTATCTATCATATTATATCCTATATTATGCAACATATCAGATATTATTTCGATATTGTATATCGATCTTCTTGTCATCTCATAAAACTCACCATTCAATGAATAATACATTAATATTTTTTGATACAACTCATTATTTTGTTGACAAATAGTATATGTTTCTTTTTCATTGTTATTTAATTTCAATATATCATTGAGAATCACACATCTTTTATATGGTAAAAACAACATTATATTGTTTATGAGATCATGTGATAGTTTGTCTAACATATTGTTTGAAACTTATATTAACAAAATCATTTTTTGTTTTATCAAGAACATTTAATTTTCAAGACAAAAAAATATTTTTGATTTATAAGGAAAATACTTTTTATTGAGATGAATATCAAAGATATTGACTCTCTGAAAAAAACATATATTCTAATTTTGTTTATGATTACCATTATTTTAATTATTGAACAATTAGTATCTCTTTCATTTTTTACATACAAATATACAACTCAATTCAATCTTGGAAACCTTTTAAAAAATATTTGCAACAATTCTTATGTTGAATTCGAAACTAACAGATTTCAAATTTCTAAAGATGAACAAAAACTGATTATAAAAAATGATACGACATATCAAAATTATACTAACTTGATCTCATATATTGTTGTCATTATTACACTTATCTATATTTTATTAAGCTTTTTTATGATTTTTGGACATAATTTTATACAAGGTTTTATAAATATCGAAGATACGTTTTTGTCTATATTAGAGACTCCTTTGATGGAAAATATTAAAAACATGTTTTATTTTATTTCATGTTTGTTCTTAATATTAATCCCTTTCTCTATTTTTGGTCAAAATAGGCTTTTCAAGTTAGATAAAGAAATGAATCACCTTATGCAAATTATTTTATTTGTGACAGGATTCTATTTGATTTATTCAAAAGAGCTTGACATTTCATATTTTGCATTTTCTATTATCCTTTACACCATCTTTTTATTGAAAACATACTTTGAAAAACATGCCAATGCTGACAATGAACAAGATTTTGAAATGAAAACTGGTACAGTATTATACCAAATGATGAAGGATATTTTCATCAATAATAAACAAGTTCATAACATATTGGTGTTGTTAATTATTGTGTTAATATGTTTTGCAATATCTTTAGTTATTCAATTTATGAAATCTTCCAACATTATTGATAAAAATGAAACCTATTTCATTTTCTCTCAAGATACAAAAGACACCACACAATTGAAAGAGCTTATCTATCCATTATTACTTCTATTTATAATACAAGTCATTGTTTTTGCTTCAAAAACCTTTAATTCATATATCAATCATTATATTCTTCACAAACCCAATCAAGCTTATAAAATTCATCTGAAAAACATCAGTGATATTTTTGACAAAATGGTTGAAAACAACATGTCAAATGCTTCTCATAATTCTATTTGTATTAATGTTGCAAATGCAGTTCATCTTTCCATTTATAATTCAATATTCAATAAAACAAATTCAAAAATATTACCAAAACTTAATTACGAAACTACGTGCGAAAATAATAGTAAAATAGTTTATAATGATCGTGAAGAATACAATCCCATGACCTATTTTTCAGAACTTTTCATTGATAAGTCGGATTCAAGTTGTATTAAATATAAGAATGATGATTTAGCTCAATTTGTTTTCAATGTGATTTCACATGAAAAAGATCCGAAAAAATTTGAAAATCTTTTACAATCAAGTATTTACAACATTATAAACAATAAAACGTATGATGGTGTAAAGAATTTAAAATTTTCAGATGAATATGAAAACAACAATAATGTCAATGATGAAATAACACCATCAACAAGTATTACTCCTTATTCACAAGATATCATTAATGATATCGTTGATATTTATGATGTTTTTCACGAAGAATTCAAAAACCTTACTATATTAATGATAAAAAGACTACGTAAATGTCATGATAAAGACGATGACGGATTTTCTTTATCAAATATATCAATAGACATATTCAAAAACAACTTTCATTATTACGATGATGTACTTTCAAATAATATTAAAAAATCATACATGAAAAGATCTTTCAAATTGATAGAAAAAATGTTTTTTCAAGTAAACAACTTATTATCAGATAGAATAACAGTTCGTGAAGAAGATCAAAAACTCACAAAATTTGTAGTGAATAGTTTCAACTCTTTTTATGATAAACATGACAAATTTTATGGAAATGAATTAATAAAGATTGATAAAAAGTTTATCGATGATATTTCAAGATACGACGGAATTGATGATATAATAGATTTATTGGAAGAGTATTTATTGTTACCATTGACTAATCCAGAAAAGGCAGATATTAAAACGTATTCCGAGAATTTGATTAAATCTTATACTGACAAGTATGAGAATAGTAAAGATATTCTAACATTGAAAAAAGTAAGTTTTTTAAAAGGAATTGTAGATGTAGATGTAGATAAACAAATTGTAGATATAGATAAACTTAACAAAGATATATTGCAAAACAAATTGAAAGAATATAATGATATTGTTGATAATATCAATAAAATAAATACTGAAACGAATAAGAAAAAATATTTTATAGAAGAAAAGGATTCCAGACAAATTTTAGATGATGCTTATCAAGCGTCTCAGTCAGTTTACATATTATTTGTTATTTATATTATAACTGTTCTCATTTTGAATACATTAAGGTGATAAATATTTTATTTGTAAAGATTAAATACAATATATGTTGAAAAGAAGTACTGTTTATGAAAAATCAAATATGTTTCAATTTGTCTTTCTGACTATTATTATACTTCTTATTGTGCAATATTTGTACAATTTAGCAATGTTTGTCAAAAAATACAAGACTTCTTTTGATTTTGGACAAATGATCAAAAATATTTGTAAAGATGAATTCTTTGAATCAGAAAGTCATAGATTTGAAATTGCTAAAAATGAAGAAGAGTTGAAAAATATATTGAAAGATATTGATTATTCAAAACCATCAAAACTTATTATTATTATCATTATGATTGTATCTTTGTTATTCTTAGGTATTTTGGGTTCATTAAGTGTCAATTTGTTTTTTAATATGAATTTCATCAATGAAATATTAGGAAACTCATCTCAAGAAAATAGTCTTTTGAAAGGATTATTACAATTTATATTACCCAGTACAGTCTTTCAAACAATAATTGTAGTTATGAAACTGTTATTTGAAAAAGAAATATTGTTAGGTATTTTCATATCTATTGCATTTATTGTCAATTTGTTCATCATATTATTATATCCATATAACATTTACAAAGAAGTGTTCAACGAGGTTTTTAAGATGAAATTTCTTCCCGATTTGCCCATTAGTAAAAATATCAATTTATTGACAATTATTATTATTTTACTATTCCTAAGATTGTCTCATTTTATTGTTGACAAAGAAGGAACGGGTATGTTTTCCACTTATTTGAAAAGCATTTCATTATTTCTCAGTGATGATATTTTTGGCACGATTGTATATTTGATTGTAATATTTGGATATATGTTAATATTTTCATATTTACAACAAATATCAAAAAAAGAAGATAAAACTTCAAACTTTGAAGATAAAACTTTTATTGATTTTATGAAATATACTTGGGGACTAGATCAATCATCAAATTCTTTTACCTTACACAGTATGATTTTTATTGTATTCATCCAATTAGTTTGGTATTTTATGATAAAAAATAATGAGTCAAATAATCACAATACTGTATTAACATTAGTTATGATACCGATAATTTGCTTAGTTTTACTATTCGTTATCGAAAGGTCCGGGTTGGTAAATAATAATTTTATTCGCCAAAATATTGTCTCGAACCCAATATCATTGTATAAAACACATTTGTTTGATATAAATAAGGAAATAAATAAAATACTACATTATGAAAACGAAAATTATGTCGATAGTGATAATTCTATAAATATATGTCAAAATGTTGGCAATGCCATTCTTTCTGTATTATATAGTGATCTTTTCAAAAATATAAGTAGTTCAGAAATAGATATTACACCGGAATTTAAGTATACACTTGTGTGTGATAAAGAATCATATGATTTTAAAGGTGATAAACTTTATGATATCATGTTTTATATCAAACAAAAAAGAAAAGAACAAGATATTTTCTTTGATCCTATCAATTGTTCAAAAGTGAATAGAAACATTTTTGATATTATTCAAACCAATGTTACAAACTATAATGAGCAAGTATTGAAAGATAAACTTAATGCAGCTATTATAAATGTTTTAAGTAATAGATTATATTATGACGATAGCGATTTCTTTATTGTGAAGAACGGTGAATATAAAAATAATAAACTGGTTGATATTGCCAAAATTTATGACAATCAAATTCAATTAAAAAAATACGACAGTGTAATCGATAAAGTCATTGAACAATATAAAGAAATCAAATCTTTTTACCCAACATCTTATACCAACGATGAACAATATACAAAAGAAAATATTAAAAAACTCACTTCAGAACTTTTCAAAAGATTTAATAATATTAATGAAATCATAAGCGATGTTTATGTTTTAAATGAAAAAGCAAAAATTACAAATTATATTATTTCAAATTATAACAATATCAACACGACAGAACCCTATAATCACAGAAATCTTTGGAGAGTATCATCTTCATTGGAAAAAATACATGAAAATTTCAATCAAATAAATGATTTTATGGAATCATCAGTCAAGATATTGAAGTTTTTGAAGGACAATAAGGTTGAAACTGTTTTTAATGATCGCAAAGATGAATTCAAAAAACATGCAAAGGAAATTGATAATATGATGGCAAAATTGAAGGATATTGGAATAAAATTTAATTCTCAAAACATGTATTCATCAGTTATGTTAAAAAACATATTAAACAATAATTTTGAAAGCATAAATAAAGAAAATGTTATTAAAATGTTACAAAGTATATCAGAGATATCAAAAAGTATTGATGATTATAAAAGAACAGTTGAAAATGATATTGAAAAAAATATGAATAAAAATGTTGCTGATTCTTTCAATAAAAAAGCTATTGACAGTGATAGATTAATATATTTTGTTTTATTGAATTATATAATTGTCATTGCAATAACAAATTTTATTATCTAATTAATATATTAAATGACAAATAGTATATATTTGATAGGTAATAAAAATGATTTTCAAGAATATGTACAAAATCCTGATAATATTAGTTCATTACCTGTGAAAAACATACCTGCTGCGTATTTTCCATTCTTTTACTCTTCAAGTGAATCTTCTGTAAATAAAATGAAAACTCTGTTTCCACTTTTTGAAACAAATGATTTAAAAACTTCCAGGAAAAATAAATCTGCTCAACACAATATTGATACTGAAAAACTTTTCGCTTCATTATCAATTCTTGAAGAAGACTATCAACCTTATAATAATAATAACATTAAACATATAACAACTTTTTTATTTATTTGTTTTATTATACTCTCTATGATAGTTCTCAAATTCATTAACTACTTTTTTGAAGATACATATATCTATATTATATCGGGAGCTATAACATTTTTTCTTGTAATTTGTCTTATGTGGGCTTTTGTTATAACGGGTAATGGTATTTAATTTTTTTTATCTATGAATAACATAAGGAGAAACATTTGAATGTTTAACAATTATTTTGCTGATTTTTTGAAAAAATTTGAGATGAATTTTAAAAATTTGCAACATAGTGTTCCAGAAGGTATTGTTACTAAAAAAGGTGTTAGTATCGATTTCATCAATGATGACTTGGTAAAATCTATGGATAAAAAAAAATACGATTTCTATGTACAATTTATGGCAGAAATTGATAAAAATCCTGAAAATTTCAAAAAAGTACTTTATGAATATAAACTTATCAAGAATGATCAGGAAAAATTGGATAAACTTTTGGATGATATTGCGAAACAATATAACAAAATTTTTTCGGTTACAGATATGAACGCTCTTGCAAATGAAAATATATACAATGCCATAATGAATGATAAAAAGGAAAATGAAGGAACAAAATTAAAAGAATTCGAAAGTACTATAGAAAAGAAATACATTGGTGAAGGAGTACCTGATACAAACAAAATATTCAACTTGACTGGAGGCGGAGACGGAGACGGGGATGATTTGCGAAAACTGAATGAAAAAAAACAAGAAATACAATCTCGGAAAATGAAATATTTGGATAATATTCAAAAATATAAGGATATTTACAAAAAGGATCAAATATTGTCAACTTACAATGATAAAATTGATACTGTTATGAATGATGAAAATGTTATGAGTGACTACAAAAAGGCAAACATGGTCAAAAATGTTATAGATGAAATAGAGGATGAGGACAATAGATATTCTATAAATCAATTATATATATCAAAAGAAGATAAATTAGTATTTATCGGTGTAACATTTTTAATAAGATTACTTGCTTTATCTTTAGTTGATTGGTCTCTGAAAACAAATTATGTTGTATCGTTTACAGATGCTTTCTTAATGTATATTTTTCTTTATACGGTTTTTATCATATTTATTATTGTTATAGTAAACATTTCATACAATATGCCTCTTTCGCAAATATATAGCAGCGATTCCACAATTTTATCTAAACTTTCAGGAACATTGTATTACTTCTATTTGATTCCTGGTCAAAGATTACAAAATTCAGGTAGAATTTTATTTCATTTAGGATTGTTATATTTTGTCACAATTGTATCAATTATTATTAAACAAACACGAAAAAGAAATTATGATGAAAAAGATCAATTTGAACGATATGATTATTCGTATAAACGTGAGGTCCGAAATACACTGAGTTCTTTTACTTTAACTGCATGGATATTTCTTTCGTTTTTAGTTATAATGTGATGAAAATATTTATTTCTGTTATTTAGAGGTATCCAATAAAACATTTCGTTTGAAATGAAAGATGCAGATGCAAGAAATCAAATGATTAGCGAAGTGACAAAAGATGAAATATTAAGAGATGACGAATATCAGACACTCAATATAAGAAAGAAAATCAATAAATTTTTGGATTTGACAGAAAAAGAGGAAGTACAAAAATTACAAACCAAAATTAATGATCAAAAATTAAAACATCTTGATGAAAAAATAAGAAGTGAAATAGAAGAAAAAAAGAAAGAAGTTGATTACGAACAATTAGAAAATCAAATTCGGAAAGCAAAGAATGATATTGCAGAAATAAAAGTCAAACCTCCTTCATGTGATTCGGAGAAAGATGCTGCAATTATAAAAAAAAGAACAATTCAAATAAGAGATTCCAAAAGATTACAAAAAGAAATCCTCGATAGTTTGAAACAAAATTCAAAGTGGGTAAAAGAGAAACAAAGTATTGAAGATAAAAAATCAGAGATACAATTGACTCCTGAAGAAACCATTGATTTATCAAAATATAGACGATTTTTTGCCAATATTTACAATGGCGATGATGAAGATGTAAAAAATAGATGTACTGGAACAATATATGAATGTTTTTCTCAAAAATTTAAAAAGGCAAAATCATTTTATCAAAATGAAACTCAAAAAGTTGAAAAGATGAAAATGCTTCTCGAAAAACTATTCGATAGCAAAATAAGTAGCATAGCTGATCCTACATCAACTAAAAAGACATATGATTATTTAGTTGAAGAATTAAGAAAACGTATCGGAAACAAATCACCAGAATCACCAGAATCACCAGAATCACCAGAATCACCAGAATATGTAATTGATAAATTGAAAGAACCATTTAACGCTAAATATATCAAATATGCTAAAACTGTATATTTAGATGATTTAGATGATCTTAAAGAATCAACTGGAATTGTGCCTGAATATTTCAAGTTGTTTTCAAAAGAACAATTTGAAAATGCAACTGATACATTTTATAATAAATTCAGTACAAAAAGTGATAATGAGAAAATGGTGAAAATGATCAACAAAGAAGCGTGGGAAGGTATTGGTAGCAACATTAATAAATTTGATACAGATCTTCTTTTAAATGCTGATATTCCGAAAGAAGTTCTTTTGAAACTTGATAAGGGTAAACAACATGTATTGTATGGAAAAAATCCGAAAAAATATGCATTTTTTGAAGATAGCGTTAAAGCTAATAAACAAATTATATCAAAAAAATCAACAATTGATGAAATAAAATCAGCTTTGTCAAACTCGTATAAACAAATTCATTTGAAAGAAATTAAATTGGTGTACAATAAAATTGAACAGACGGTGGACGAAAATGTTAAAACAGAATTAAAAGATGCACTTTTTCTCAAATTAACAAAAGAAAATGTAAATGCCATAATGACACAAGAAAATAATGATGGAATAAAAAAAGAAAAAGCATATATCGTAGATCTTATTATCGAAAAAGAGAAATATAGTTTATTTGATTTGGTTCAATTTCCAGAAGATGAAACTGATGAAAATAAAAAGAAGATAAAAGAAGGTATTACAGAACTCTCATATAGTGATTTATTATCTTTATCTAAAGAATTGGGAAACTCAGAAGAAACATCTTTAAAACATTACGTGAAAGGCGAAATTAAAAAAAAAGAGGATGAAGATAAGAAGGAGATTTTACCAAGTATAAAAAATATGTTATTGGGCAATTTTTTATTGGGAGAATTTGGAAAAAAATCAAATGGTTTTAAGTACAAAGCTCCACCGACGACGGGAGGAAAATGTGAAGAGATGATAGGAGGAAAAAGTGAAGAAAAAGACAAAAGTGATGAAAGCAAAACTCTGACAGTATCCTCAAATTTTAATACAGAGATGTTTGAAAAATGGATTGATTCTCTTGAAGATGAAAAAGAAGTTATAGATATTTTCAAAATTATCAATTTAAACAAATTCTCGGAAATAGCTACAGATCCGTCTAAACCTGCTGAAAAAATTCAAGAAATTGTTAGTGTAATAGAAACTAATAAAAAAGAAATTAAAAAATACAATAGTAGTAAAAATACAACAAATATCAAAAACCTTGAGAATATAACAAATAGTATAAAATCTTCCTTAAAATCTTTAGAAAAAAATGGTATCGTAAAATCTACAAAGAAAGATGAAATATCTAATCAAATTAAAAATGTTAGAGATTATATTTCATATATTCAAGAATATGATAAAAAAGTGAAGGATATAAATACATTAATGAATGACATGAGTTCCAAAAAAGAAAGTTGGGACAGAATAAGTAAAGGAAATTCGCAATCGCAAAATATAGTTGCAGAAATCAATAGTCTTGTCAAAAAGTTAAACGTTATTATTGAATCATATTTTTCAAATGAAATGTCTAATAAAACTATTAAAACAACACCAACAATAGAAAAACAACCACAAAATGCATCAGGGGGATCACCAGAAGCAGTTTCATTACAAGATATAAAAGAAAAGGCATCCAACTCAATCAATAAAATGATTGATATCTTTAAGGAAATATTAAAAAAGAAAGGAAAGTCTCTTGGTAATAAAGAAGATGAAACAGAAGGCAAATATTCTGAATTATGGAAAAAGTATGTCAAAGATATCAACGATGAAGATAAGCAAATTGAAAAATCAAGAGATATGTTTTATAAATCTTTTAAAGCTAATAATTTAGATCCAACAGATGCTCTTGTTTTAACAAATGATAATAGAGTTGTGTTTGTGATAACAATTTTCATATTTAGACAAATATCACTTGCTGTAACAGAAAGACTTATTGAATCAGGATATATTACGACATTTCATAATTCGTTATTTGTTTACAGTGTAACATATATTTTTCTCATACTCTTGACACTGCTTATAGTGAATATAGATGAATATAAGTTTCGTATAATATTCAATCATTTCAACATGCATAATGGTGTATCAAAAATATTATATCATGTAGTTATCAAATTATCATTGATTATTATGTTATATTCACTTGCAAATAAAATGAACCCTTCAATGAACAAAGATCTGAATAAACTTAGCGAACTTGACAAAATGCATTTAATATATAAATTAGAAATAATAACCATATCAGTGTTTTGTTTAATATCAATTATTGAATTCATGTAAAATCCTAAATTGTTTTATAGAGTTATAATCTATTTTTAGCATCGTTTAATCTATAAATATCATATGCTAAGTATGATGCAAATATAAGCCATAGTAAATATGGAATTACTAAATATATTGATATGAAGTTGTTTGTTGTATAAAATTGCATAATCATCATAATACATGTAATAAGTGTTAGTATTGTTATGACGAAAGCTAACAATAGATTATTCGCTCCGAACATAATTGGTGTAAATGTCAAATTGAAAGCTAAATTCACGACTGGTATGATCCAATACCAAAACGATTTATCATATATACCAAAATACAGGGATATTCCAAGAAGCAAATATAAAATAGGCCACACTATCGAAAAAGTTATTGATGGTGGTGTGAGTTCTGATTTTTTCAAATTTCTATACCATTCTCCATCCGCTTTGTATAATAAAGACGATGAAGACCCTAAAATCAAAGGTGATAATATAAATGCTACCTTTGATATTTCCATTTTATTTGTTTTTCTTTCTATAAATAATAAATAATTAATTTGAGATATCGTGCTGTGCTACTACTTCCAAGATCTATACTCTGATCGTTTGAAGATAGGCTTAAGGAATCTTATAATTTTGAGTACATGTTCATAACTTTTTCTAAAAAATAAAATAAGTTTACAAAATTTTGAAATATGTGAAGGAATGTACTCTTTTTAGGGGCTTAAGGAATCTTATAATTTTGAGTACATGTCAGTGACTTTTTCTAAAAAATAAAATAAGTTTATAAAATTTTAAAATATGTAGTGAAATGTACTCATTTTAGGGACTTAAGGAATTTTAAGAAAATTAAACAATTGTTAAGAAAAAATGAATATCATATTATATATAATATCAATTCAATTATGGGAGGAGGAATGTCTTCTGAAAAATTTAGACATCAGGAAAACTATGTTATGAAAAATATCGAAAAAGAAAAAAAACGTATGTCACATTATAAAAACTGTAATGGAAAAAATCGTTATAATGACGAACAAATAAAAATGAAGTTGAGACAAGAATATAATAACAAAGGACACTTTAAGAATTGTATTAATAAAGACGATTTCATATGTCATGCGCATTGGAACTATAACAAAAATTATTAAAACAAAATCTACAATTCGATATTACCTCAAAAAAAGTAAAAAGTTTCTAATAAAGACTTTTTATACATTTGGAATATAGTTAATAATAAATGAGAACTGTTGACAAGTATTCATAACAACAGAACTAATTAACTCATCTATTTTTATATTATTACTATTTGTGATTTCAAAGGAATTCTTATCAGTTTCTATTATTTTTTCAAAAATTTGTTTCCCCTTTTTCAGATGAATACATAATATAGATCCTTTTTGTAAATCTTCTGTATTCAATTTGATTTTTAAGTTATTATTTGATAAAACTGCAACCTCATCAATATTTATAGCATCATTACCGATTTGTATCTCATTATCGTATAAATCAAATATTGTTAATTTCCAAATACCACTATCAAGTAAAATATTTTCAATATCATCACATGTTTTCCACACATCCCATAATGAGTTTTCTTGAAATAACGTAAATATATACATGTCACTCTGCATATCATTAGATATTTTGAGTTTGATAAAAGGAGTTGTCATCGAAATAAAATGAGGTAATATAAGATTACCAGGGAACAGTAAATAGTTTTTCGTATTGATATCAATTTGCTTTTGGAAACCATTTATATATGGATACTTTATCCAATCTCTTGTAGCAGAATTGAACACCATAGATTTATATAGAGATTTTTGTGATATATTTGGTTGTAATGTAAAAGAAACAGATGGTGTATGCTTTGTATTTATATCAGATTCGAAAGTTTCCAATTGAGTTGCTTCTTCATAAACAGGAATAATAGATCTTTTTTTTTCCAATTCTTTTAATTTCAAATTAATCATTGTTTCGTCTGAAAATTCATTTTCTAAAGAATAGTCAGAACTTTTTGGTTGAGCATTTGATTCAATAGCTTTGTTTATATTTTCTTTTTCTATAAATTTTTCATAAATACCTTTAATTTTTGATAAGGTTATTGTATTCAATTCACCAACATTTTTATCAGCATGTTGATATTCTTTATAAATATGTTGAGAAACCTTTTTAATTAACTCTTCAAGTTTTTCTTTTGATAAAGAAACATTGAATTTGTCATTCAGCATTCTATTGCAAGCAACAAATATTTTGATTGAATTTTGACTACTGAAGAATTCATCCATATTTAAAATATAATAATATATTCAAAACAATAAAAAAAACACGATTATTTAATAATTCATCTTCCTGTTGCTTTTGCTTCTTCAGCTTTCGCAGCAGCAAGTTTAGCGGCACTGGGTGGGAAATGATGAGCAATCAATCTTTGAAGAATGAAATATGTTACCTTTTCTCCTTCTTTGACTGCAAGAATTGTCTTAAGTTTTTTATCAGGGAAAAACTCTCTGCGATTTTCGGGATTATTAAGATTATGTTGCTTAACATAAGAATTGATATGTCTTGTAATTTCAGTTCTTGACATCTCAGTTCCCTTATCTACACCGATAAAAGAACAAAGTTCATCTGAGATTTTACAAGGTTTGGCAAAACCGGAAGGAGTTTTCTTAGCCTTATCCTTCTTTTTTTGTACCTTATCGATGATCTTTTTTTGTTTATCAAATTCTTTAATAAGAAGTTTGAGAGACAATTGAACACTCTTTACATGCGATGATAGTGCAACTACTTTCTCAAGAAGATTTCCAATAACATCATCACATTCACCTTCTTTTGTAACATTACCTTCAGTAACAGGTACGACAACTGGTTCAACAACGGGTTCTGAGACAGGAGTCGCCTCTTTCTTTACAACAACTTTCTTCTCCTTTGCAGGAGTCTTAGCAACAGTTGAACCTTTAGTAGCAGATGGCATTATTCTTTTCTTTTTATGTTTGTTACTATAACCATAATCTTTATATAGTTTTTGATAATAAATTAGAAATTCTTACCATATTTGATTTATCGTTTTCACTTAATATGTCCCAACTCTCTTTTTCTACTTTATCGACAAATACATTCACAAATAATGAACCCCCGTTCAATCCATGATCATTCACTTTTACATAATTATTCGTAAACCTATCTATTTGTACCTGGATTTTACTATTATCTATATAAATCATCTCCTTCATAACACCTATTAGGTGTTCATGCAAATTTATATTTACAGATGTTATAAGATCTATGGTTTTATTTTCATTTATTATATATTCGTAATTTGCATCAGTTTTGATTGTCATATGTATTATAATTTCGTGTTCAATGTCATCGTCACTTATATATTCTTTCACAACTTTCGGAAAAGAATTACAATATACGTCTACAAATATAGGTTCTTCTATATCTACCAATATCAATCTTAACTTTTTTTTCGCATTATTCTTTAATTCTATCATCGATATTTCTAAATTTATTTCATGCAAATGTTTCTTATTATTTCTTGGATTATAATATGATCGAGGTTTAATATTTTTATTAATAAATGAATCGGCCACATCGAAAAATACATCCTTCAATATATCTGTTGTGTTTTCTTTATCAAAAAAGGTATTCCATATTTCATACCAGTCGTCAAAACATGTATCCTCCTCATTATAAATAAATTTGTCATTTATAATTGTATCATATGCTATTGATGCCTCTTTGAATTTATGTATCCGTTTTGATTTTTCATCTTCATCTTCTATATTTATTAATTTATCAGGATGACAAGATATAGCTATATCACGATATTTCTTTTTAACTACATCTTTTGCTGAATTTCTTGGAATACCAAGAGTGTCATACGGATTCATCTTTTAAATTATATAAAATGATAATGTTTATATAAATGAAATGATATGTTAAATAATGATTCTCAAAATTTATGGAGTATTCTGATTGAAAACTTTAAATTTATTCTTGAAAACAATACTTATTATAAACATATTCTCAGTTTTACACAAAATTCTGATAATAACTTATTATTATATGGCCATTATGGTTTCCCAATTGATCTTTTCATTGACGAACTTTTAAAACGAAAATTTGATTTAGATCATCTTCACAAACAACATTGTGTATGGGGTAAAGATATACATTATTTACATAATAACAATTTTTTGGAAATTGATCTTAATAATCCTGATCTTTCAAAAAAATTCTCCAATATTTCAAAATTCTTAACAAATGTTACTACAAACAAACATATCGTAAAACAGAAACATTATATTATTATTAAACATATCGATTCATTATCTCAAAACGATTTCGCTTGTTTTCGTATAATTTTAGAAAAATATTCTAAAAATGCAACTTTCATATGTATTACTCATAAATTGGATAAAATAGATATTCCTGTGAGAAGTCGGTTCTCTTTAATTAGAATGCCTTTATTACAACATTCTGAAATTATTCATATTTTCCACACCTATTTCAAGAAACAACTCAATGAACATCTTTTGAAAATTAAAACAAGAGATATCATTAAATCCATCTTCTTAACAGAGGTACAAAATAAAAACTCCGATATTGTATCATGGGGTTTTTGTGTCTTGAATTATCCACCTCTTCAAGATTTTATTAAAAATCTTTCTTTGAAAAAAAATAATTTAGAAGCTATTCGAAAAATATCTTATGATATTTTCCAATATAATATCAATTTATCTCAAATTGTTGAAGATCTTTTGAAACTTATTCCAAAGAAAAAATTTATCATTCTTCATTACAGTTCGCAAATAGATCACATTTTATGTCTCACCAACAATGGAAGAGAACCTATTTATATTGAAACCTTCCTTTGTCAAGTTCTTTTGTAATTTGTTTTAGATTTACATATATATGATGCAAATAATCTATTCGAATGATGTTCAGAATACGATTCGTCTTTTTCTAAATAATATTTATCCCATATTTTTTCAATGTTTATATACGAATCTGTTTTATAATCACCATAGTATAACACAGTTAAATATATATCAAAATCATATATTTGCATACATAAATCATAAACCGAAGCACCTCCTATTATGAATATTTTATCTATAATTTTTTGATTCTCACAATATTGCAAACCATCTTCCAATGACGATACTGTTATACATTCGTCATCATCATATTTTCTATCTGATGTTATCACAATATTTAAACGATTTTTCAAAGGTCTCCTTCGTAAAGATAACCATGTATTTTTCCCCATTATTACAGCATTTGTCATTTGCTTATTAGCAATATTGGTAGTTATATTTTTGAATTTTTGCATTTCTTCGAATATTTTCCAAGGTATTCCATTTTTATAACCTATACCACCATCGATTGTACATGCCAAAATAATGTGAACAGACTTCATGTTATCACATTAACTTATTTTTTTATATACTTATTCGATAACAATATAATTGTTATTACCAAGGTTATTGATACAATAATAACTATATATTCTGTTAAGGAGTTGGTTTGATAAACATAATGTTGTAAAAACAGTATCATACATACAATATATATCATATATATATTCAAAGAATTACCAACATTATCAAATGCATTTATTGTTGTTTTTAATTGTTCATCTTTTTTAATATTATTTATGTCACTAGTTAATAAATCATAATGCGTTGTTAGATAATGAATATAATCATGATTTGGTACTATCACTTGAGGATGGATTGAACTTCGTATCTGATTATTTATTTCTCGATATATTAAAGTATTCTTGTAATTGTCCAAATTGTGTTGAATTTCGTTTATCAGTTGTATAACATAAATGGAATTCATATAATTGTATTTTTTTAATTTACTTGTTTTGTTGATATCACTCGGTCTGATTCCTTTTGTTGTGATTGTATCAAAAAAAATGTCATTATAATAAAATTCCTCATATTTCTTATTTATATCGTCGAGTTTATCAGAATCTTCTATTGTTGGTAAATAATAATCAATATGTTCTTTAATATTTTTAATAAATTCGTTATGTGTAACACCACCATCATCCAAATATTGTGATATTTTCTTAAAATTGCTTCTTATAATCTCATAATCGACAATATTTTTCAATACATCTTCTATATAGTATTTCTTTTCTTCATCAAATGATTCATATTCTGGCTCTTCTGCATTTGGTAATTTGAAATAAAGATTATCAAAATATCTTAAATAGTGTAATGATGCTTTATTTAATACTATATATTTCAAAAAATCATTATCTTTGTATGCTTGTAGTTTTATTTGATTGATTTTAGCAGTATCAGATATATTATGATATGATGATATGTTATTTTCAAGTATTTGATCAAATGTCCTACTTTCCGTATTGTATTTATTATTATTCAACTCAAAAATATCATTTTGAATTTCACTTGAAGTTATTAATGAATTCAATATAGTAAATGTCCCATTATAGATATTTATATCACTGTTTATATCTTGTAAAATTATATCTATATCATTAAACTTCTTTTCAATATATGATGAAACAATATAATATATGAAACCGAAAACAATTATGTAACATGTTAATAATAGTCCATATGGTTTTACATAGGTGAACATTATCATCATAACTGAAATAATGATGTATAACAATTCTATGGTTTTCTTTGAATTGATAAATTTAGTTTTAATATCTTCATATTTTGTATTGATAAAGTTGTGTATATTATAACGAAGACTCTCTATTTCCAATCCAGAAACAGAATTTTGCAAACATATAGAATTATTCAATTTAAAAAGGTCTATATACCATCGAAATTCTACCACTGAAGAAAAATTGGAGTATATATAATATAAAAATATGATTAAGAAGACTATATAGAGATAATAAGATTCGTATAGAAACTTCACACTTTCTAAACTTTGGGATTTACTAATAGTCTCTGTTAAAGTACTTTTTTCTGTATTCATATTCTCATAGGTTTTCAATGCTTCATCGACATCGGCTTTATTATTCAAACATGTTTGATCTTTGGATAGTTCGTCAGACATTCATTTATCTATTATTAAATGAATATTTAAAAAGTAAATAATTGTCACTATTTAATTGTTTTTTTTGAAGTTTTTTTGGGACGAGAAACATTTTTATCCTTAACAGTTTTTTTAACAGGAGATTTGGTAACAGTCGGTTTACCACCAACTAGTCCTTTTCCCATCATCACATCCACACTTGCTAAATAATTAGTCATGTTCTACGATTATATGATAAAATTATTCACTTAAAGTTCTCTGATATATTGATTGGTTTTTTTACAGGGGAATTTTTTGGATTTGATGATTTGTGACTAAACTCTTCTCTACATATCATAGATGAAACTCTCATGTTCTACGATTATACAATATATTTATTTATTGAAACATTTCTCTAAAGCATATTCTTGACTTTGATCTTCTATTATACCATTTTTAATATCCTTCAATTTTCTCTTACCTTCATTTAATGCATTCTGATGAATTTCTATTTTATTCTGAATTTCCAATATTTCTTCATCTGATTTGTCTTTTAAACTTATATTTTTCATTGAATCTAAATTGGATTTCAATTGTTGTATATAATTTTGCATTTCATTTTGCAAATGTTTCTTTTTTACCGAAATATCAACTTCGACATCATAATATATCGGATATGCAAATTGTTGAACATCCTTTTCACGATTTAAATATGAAATATATGGTGAAATATTGTCTAAATATTTGACAGCACCTTCTTTGGTAAATATACCATCTTTTAAGAATTCTTTACTGAAATCTTGGTAGTTATCTGGCAAATCTTCTTCTCGTAGAAGATTCAAAAATTTGACTAAATCAAGTGGATTATTGCTATATGGTGTAGCAGACATTAATAAAATACGTGCACTATCCTTACCAGAAACTTCATATGATTTTCGTATCATTCTTTTTATAACATTATAATCTGGTCTTTCTATAACTGGTAAATCTATGGAAAACAATTTATGAACTTCATCAATTATTATTAATGTTTTTTTCAGCATGTCACTCCCATTTCTTTTCCTCATCATTTTAGACATTTCATTTTTGTCAGATAACATATTTGAAAACTGTTTATAACTTATAGGCTGTACCCAATTTTTTGATAAATATTTAAAAGGATTTTCAACTGCATCCTTGGGAATTTTCTCACCCCTCTTTATTTTTTGTTTGATATTCGCAGAACAAACGTCTATGAACATATTTTTCCATATATCAGCTTTCAAAGTATGTCTTGTTACCCATAATATTGTATAATTTTCGGGCTCAAACCCAGTCGAAGCAATTGAAATAGCCGAACATGTTTTACCAGTACCAACTGAATGCCATAAAAATAGTCCTTTAAAAGGAGAATCGCTTTTAAAGTATTCAGTAACAAATTTTTGTGAAGGTGTTAACTCGACTGATCTCTTTTTCTTTTCAAGTTTACACTTATTTATAAATTCTATTTTATCCCACTCATATTCTATGAAATTATTTCTGATATACTGTCGTATTTTCATGAATCTTCCTGGATTTCCTCCAAAAATACCAGATACCTTTCTTGATAAACTATTTTCTACATAATTATGATATTTGAAATAAATATCATCTGATATTGGTTGTGATATTTCTTCTTCTCTTCCATGAATATTTTTGGTTAAATCGTAATCTATTGCCCCATATGTTGTTAATTTTTCAAATTCTTTACTGAAATTAAGTTTTTCAATATCAATGCCACTTTTTGTTATAAATAATTCGTTTATAGAATTTACATCGTATGTTTTTTTAAGATCTTCATTTAACAACACATCATATTTGAAAACATGTAAAGGCCATCCCATTTTTGTATCAAAATTAAGACCCATTTGTCCACAATATCTGGTTCCTCTTCCTACAACTTGTTGTTCATCTGCTATTGTTAAAAGTGGGTCTAATATATGTACATACTTCACATCAAATAAATCAATACCCTCTTTATAACCTTGATCTATAATCACAATTCTTATGTTCTTACCATTTATATTGTTGTATTTGAAATTATTGTCATCTATTTTCCCTTTTCTATTATTGAAAATCTTTAATATATTTTTTTTCAATGTTATTGGAAGTTTTTTGTTAAATACTGTTCCTGAACTTAATAATGCAAAATTGTTATATTCATTTTCATGTAAATTATCAAATACTTTCATTCTTGTATCATACACATTTTGGAAACCATTGGTTATAAGTCCAGTTGCTATTAGTTTTACACCAGATATTGCTTTTTTAGTGTCGGTATAAATAATATGTTTATATAATGTTTGATTATTTTGTAAATCGTAATTATCTAAAATATTTATTGTATTTACCAATTCTTTTATCTTAGGAGATGTTTGATCCATTCTATTTATAAACCTTTGAATATCGAATTTCTTATTATCAAAACGATCTATATCTTTATTCAGTGAATTATTTGACACATTTCTGATACATTCACTTTTTTTACTGATTTTCATAAAAGATATCTTCTTATAATATATAAACAATTAATTATTATAAGTAATTATATTAATATGATATGTGATGAAAATGTATATGAATTTAATAATATACATCGTATTGTTATAATAGGTGATATACATGGTGATATTAAAAGATTCAAAAAAATCTTGATTGATGCTAATATAATAAATAACGATTTAGAATGGATCGCACAACCACCTAATACTTTTGTTGTACAGATGGGTGATCAAATTGATAGTTTAAATCGTAATAATGCTTCCAATTGGGAAGTCATGGATGACATATCTGTTTTACATTTATCAAATAGTATTGATAACATCGCAAAAAGTAAGGGTGGTAGATTAATATCACTTATTGGTAATCACGAATTAATGAATAGTATGGGAAATTTTTCATACGTTTCTGAAACTAGTAAAAACAATACAAGAAACTTTTGTTTTATGCCAGGAGGATCACTGTCATCTATTCTTGGATCAAGAAATATTGTTTTGAAAATTGGACCATTGTTCTTTTGTCATGCTGGTATTACCAAAGATCATTTAGATATTCTTGATAAATATAATAAACCAATCTGTTATCTCAATACTATATGGAAAAACTATATTCTTAATAATTTTGTAAAACCAGAAGATCAGGAAATATTCGATAAAATAATTACTTCTGATAATGGAATTCTTTGGACACGAAATTTGACTGATGAAAAAGATACACAATATATATTAAATAAATTAGGTTGTAACAATATTTTTGTAGGACATACTACTGTCGATAAAATTTCACTTTGCAATAAAAGTATATGGTTCACAGACACTGGTATTTCACGTGCATATGGAAGAAATACATATCATTACATAGATATTGATAAAATGGAAGTTAATGTAAAAACAATAGTAGAATAATTAAAAAATGAGGTTTTTTATCTTTTATATTTCATAATATGAATAGTGTTATTGACGAGTTATTTTCTCAAAAGAAGAAAGAATTACTTGAAATATACAATAATAAGATATCAATAAAGAAAAAAATGAACGAAGATGTTAACAAAATAGACTATAGTACTAATAAAATTCTTGCTACTTTGGCAAAACGAAAATAATAAAATGGTATAAAAATTATACAAGTTTATATACCATAATGAAGATAATTAATTGTGAAGAAACTTCAAAAATTAATGAATTGGATGATGAATTATATAAATATATAAACCAAAAAATAGACTTTTCAAACGATATCATTAAAACTTTTCCGAAGTCTTTTGTAAATGAGAGATTTGAGAAACTTAAATTTTATATCAAACAACTTGGTATTCTTAGAAAAAAACCTTTATTAAAACAAAGAACTATCGAATGGCTTGATGCCCGAAAAAACATTTTAACAGCTTCTGATTTGGAAGAAGCAATTGGTAAAAGTTGCAATAAATTAGCAAAAAAGAAGGCTGGAGTTATTATTAATAATATAAATTATTCATCAATTCCCGCATTGAAATGGGGGACTATGTTTGAAGAAATGGCGACACGTTGTTATTCACAAAAAAGAAAAAATATTGAAATATATGAATTTGGTTTAATTATCGACGAAAAACAAGATCATTTTGGAGCATCCCCTGATGGAATAAACGAACATGGTGTTATGATAGAAATAAAATGTCCATATTCACGAAAAATAAAAGATGGTAGTATACCAAATAAATATTATATGCAAATTCAAGGACAACTTGCAACATGTTGTTTAGAAGACTGTGATTATATTGAATGCGATTTCAAAACGTTTCAAAACCTGGAAGAATATTTAAGTAATATTAATGAAAATATTCTTGTAGATCATGGTGTCATAGCCGAATATAAGAATGTCGAAAATGGCGAATTCATATACCTTTATTCTGATCCTTATCAAACACCAGCTGACGCTATTGCAAATATCCAAGATCAGGTATTAAAAAATCAGAGTGAATATAATTTCCTTAAATATACACCATGGTCTTTGCAACAAATAAATGTTCAAAGGGTTTCTTTTGATAAGGATCAATGGGTCAATATATCAGAAAAGATTCAAAATTTTTGGAATCATGTTGAACAATGTAAAAACTTGCCTATTGAAGATATCAGACCTAAAAAAAAAGTAGAATTCATAAATGATGACTAAGCAAGCAATGATTCAAATAGTAAATTATATTTATTTAGCATATATATCATACCATAATTTCTTTTTTCATTTTTCATATTAACACATGTTGATTCATAACTTGAACCTTTTCTATTTGTAATAGTTTGATTCATACAACCACAATTATAATATGATGTATTGTTGCAATTGATGTAACACAATTTGTCTCTTGAGATTTTATTTTTCATGAAATCATTGAATATTTTGTCACCATCTTTTTTCTTCAAGATTTTATCCTCATCTTCGTAATATACATATCCTGTATATATTATATGCATTTTTGTAAATATTTCTTTTTTTCCAATTGTAACACCGTCGGTATTCATTTCAAAAGAATTCACTGTATCAATTAGAGTATCTTCTCTCATATGATATTGATTATTATGAACGTTAAGATAAGGCGATTGATATATTAAAACATAAACAGGTGTTGTTATTTCTGTTTTTTGTTGAAAATACATTTTATTTTTTTTTAAATCTTGTAAGATATTCTCAGAAATATCATTAAACGAAAGTGAAAAGAACTCATTTGTTGAAACAAAGAAATTGTCTGATAAGTAACTTAAAATGTTTTCATCTTCAGGTTGATGTTTTATACAACCGTATGTTAATAGTGGATATTGATTTTTAACGTCTTTTAAAGTTGTAAAGTTTTGATAACTTTGCGAATCTTTATGGAAATCATATCCTGATTTGAACTTGGATAATGTAGTTTCTTCTCCATTTTGAAAATTTTCTATATAGAATTCTTCTATTCTTTGTTTCAAACAAATTGTATTATATAAATATATACACAAACTCGATGCAAATATTACAATTGTGAATAAAACTTTATTCATCTTTTAATAAATCAAAATAAAAAAGATATGTATTGGAAATCAAGAAAAAACGATGTTTTCTCAAGAGTCTAGGAGGCGACTAGAGGAGAGAGGGGGGTAAAAAATAGTAAAAACAGTGCGAATGTATAGTATATAAGATTTTGTTTTTATTATCATATTATATAATAAGTTAGTAAAATTAAGTATATGACTATTTTTACTTGTAAACATTGTAATTACTTTTCTGATAGAAAATATAATTTACAAAAGCATATTAATAACAAACATGCACATGTTTTGTTAAAAAACGACAATGTGAAAAATGTACAAAATGACATCCCAAAAATACAAAATGACATCCCAAAAATACAAAATGACATCCCAAAAATACAAAATGACATCCCAAAAATACAAAATGACATCCCTTGTGAATTTTACTGTAAAAAATGCAACAAAATGTATAAAACTGCTCGACATTTGAAAACACATGAGTCAAAATGTAATAAAGTCGATAGTCTTACATGTCCAAAGTGTATGATTTCTTTCACACATAGGAATAATAAAAATAGACATATCAAGGAAAATAAATGCAAAGCAAGGAGTATAATTCATGCCCCAGACCTGCGAACATTCAACATATTACCAACAATGGTACAATCCAGAATGCAGAGACCATAAATAACAATACAATAAATAACATAATAGTTAATAATCTTGGATCTGAAAGAATAGATCATATTACAGATTCTGATATTAAAAAGATATTACAAAGTGGAATAAATACTGTTCCTTTATATATTGAGAAAAAAGCACTTTGATAAGAACTTTCCTGAAAATAAAAATATTAAATACACTAGCGATAACAAGTGTCATGTTATGGAGGATGACTTTTGGAAAGAAAAAGATATTGGACTACTTTCAAAAACACTGATCTGGTCTATTATGTTGTAAAAAAGTTTGTGTATTATGAAATAGATCTTAAACGGGTATTTTAAATCGTTTGTTAATATTGCAATTGTCTTAATGATTTTTATTTAAAACAAATCAATATATATTATTACAGTTATGAACCAGTTGTTTACATATCACGATAAATTTAATATACACAAATCGCTGGGATTTTTATGTCTTTTTCATTATTTTGTACGCATCTACTGGTTGATGATTTATGGTACAATGTTTTTTGACAGAGATTATGTTTCAACGTGGATTACACCTGTATTACATCTGTCTTTATCTTTGTCGTCTTTGACTTTTCCAGTACCAAAATATAGGTTTGATTCTAAAATAATAATTTGGAAGGAATTGCAGTTGCATAATATTATATTTACATCCCGTTCTGCAACAA